TCCCAACAAGTTTGCGGGCCATCGAGACGGCAAGTTCCGGCGTGATGCCAAGTTTGGTCAAAATGGCACTCTCAGACGGCACAAAGCCGCCTGTGGCTAATCCCTGTGATAGTCCTAGGCGCATGGTTCACTATTCGGGGGCAAGGAATTGTTCAACCCACTCAAGATAGGATGCGTGGTCTTGCAAATTACTTTTTTCGTCGCTATTCAGCTCTCCACCGTCATCTGGAACGATTAGAAAACTTCCTCCTGTTGTCTTTCTGCTTTCTACAAAACCATAGAGATGCTGGGTAACAGCGTCTTCATCGCCGCCCCACAGTTCTTTGCTACGGTTTGCGGCCCCCGCCTTTGTTTCAAAATGTAAGTATTTGGCCATTACAGTCCGTAGTAGGTTTCCAGATCGCTCCAAACAGTTCCGGCAGTTGCGCTTGATGCGGCGAAGGCTGCGGTGTTCTCCCAACAGACTACCTCATAAATTTGCCCGTCCCACTGGTCGGTTGTAAAGTAAGGGTAGTTGCAATATCCAATATGGAAGTGACCGTAACCAAACGAGTTTACGTTGTGCGAAGAACTCATTGGCGACCTATCGGATCCATTCACCTTCATTTGAATCTCATTGCCTGACTCGGCGGGCATATAAGAAGCGATGTTTACATCAATGCTACTGGTGCTAGCAGAAACCGTGCTATTCAAAGTATCAATATCGGTAATGCCACCACCACCACCCACATCAAAGCGGTATGTGTCTCCCTCAACATACAGAGAGCGGCCATACGCAGGATAATAATACAGAGCGGAGATTATCTCATGCCTGTCGTTATCGGTGTCGATATACTTAGATGCCGTCAACCATGTGTTTGAGTCTCCAACGTCTGTTCCGTCTCCTCCTTCGGCGGGAACATGGGTTGTTTGCAGGTATTCGGTTGCGCTGAAGTCTAACGCAGTAAAGTCTGCCAACAGAGGAGGCTGTAAACTCGCAGATGTTTGGTAAGCACTTTGTGCCGTCCCGACTTGGTCATACCATGTGGTCACATAAACAGAAGCTCCACCAGCGAACGCGGTCAAAGTCATTGTTCCGCTGTAAGATCCTGAAGCAACCGATATAGCAGAAGATGCGCTGACCTTATTATCATCGTCAAAAGAGACATCTACTTCGACCGCAGAACCTCCGGTCCCTTTTCGGACCCTGACTGCATAGCTTGAGTAATCTGCCCGTAGCTTTCTTAGGCTATACGCAAGAGTAGCTGTCGGCATCCCGTCCCTGTCCAGCAGCATGGGCGTTGCCGCAGCAGAAGGCACAAAGCCGCTTGTAGACAAGCCCTGTGATAGCCCTAAGCGCATTAGGCTGCGTGGTAACAAAGGACGGTTCCACTATCTAGGGTGACCTTGGAAAACTGACCGTATATAGTAATTCCAGCAGGGAGGGTAACGCCGCCCTTTAGAGCTTTGCCCCCAACACTGGTATCGGTAAGTTCATCCCAAATAGTGCCTGAAGAATCCAAGACGGCATCCTCGATGATAAGGATTGCACATATATCTTTTTCGATTGATTCAGTCCCACTACGCATGGTTGCCCCCGCCTGACCGAAGGATTGTTTGTCAATGTTTGATGTTGCCATGATTGGTTGTTGTTAAATTACTGTCTTTACGTGCCTACTTGAACTAACAAATAAGTAAAAGTTACGTTCCCCGTGCTTGACTCAACCCGAAGATCTTGTGCGTCTGTAACAGTAATTATGTTGGTTTGTTCTGGTTTTATAAAAATATAGTAATTGTCGTCGTTGTCTACACTCACTTTGAGGTCGCCCCCAGTAGTATTGTCGTTGCGTAAAAAAACCAAAACATTGCAAGAAGTTCCGTCAACACCCCCCAGTTTATTCTGTGACCCCGCAACAACAAGATAAGCGTTATCGTCAGCATCTACTGTCTGGGTTCCCGTAATAAAGTCTGTCTGATCCGACCCCGCATTGACGGGGCCAGTAAGGGACACTGTTCCGTTGACGGATGTATCCCCAACAGACAAAGAAACTGTCGCTGCGATTGTTGCCATATTTTAAGAATTAGCCCCGACTTGAACAGCCATGAAGGTATAGTTTACAGTGCCTCCGTCTCCTTCTAAACGAACATTAGCTAAGGTTTGCACAGACAAAAGATTACAGTGACCGTTAGGTATTTTTATCTTCTGGCCGGATGCTGCGGCTGTTAAATCTACTAAAAGATTATACGCACCAGATGTGTTGTCATTGCGTAAAAATAACAGGACATCGCAAGATGTTCCGTCAACGTCGCCCATAGATGACTGTGAGGTAGCGTCGCCTCCAATATAAGAATTTGCACCACTACCAACTTGTCCCGTCCCAAATATGTAATCTGAAGGATCGGGGCCAGTTGTTGAATACGACCCCGTTTTGAATATGTTGCCTACACCAAGAGTAACAGAAGAACTTATCGTGGAGGCTGCCATATCAGTAGTTTACAAAGTTAAATGCCTAAGCTCAATACTTAGGCTTAGACATCTGCTGCTCGACCATGACCAAAAACCCATCGCCTTTATCGGGTTTCATCTTCCCTCCGTGACCGCTCATAACGTAGTCGCGAACAGAATCGAGATAGTCGGTTGCGAGGGTTATCTTTTTTTTAACCCACTCTTCTTCAAGGTGGGGGGTTGAACACCCAGACAGGTGCTCAAGTAGATCACAGGCATTCTGGTGCAGGTTATTAAGTTGGTGCATGACCATCTTATGGGCGCTTCCAACCTTGCCCCCTTCCGGTTTCAGCCCCTTGTTCTCAGGGGCATCCACCGGAACCATGTTTTTTTCGCCCTCGTAATCCATTACTGGCGGTAAAGTTTAAGTGCAAATTGGTTATCAGTCATATCCCCCAAACCGCCTTGGTCAGCAAGAAGTTTGCGAAGTTTAGCCATTTTCTTCTTATCCATGCTGGACTTGGGATCAAAGGAGCTATTATGCGCGTTCTTAAAAAGACGAAGTGCTACTTCATCTTCTTCGGCTGGAACAACTACAGCTTTTGCTGCGGGTTCCGGTGCTTCAGGAAATTCCGGATTGGAGTAGGCAGAGGGGGCAGTGTCTAATGGTTCAGGTTCCGGCATCTCAGTTGCGGAACTTTCCACTATTGAGGAAAGCATCCCATCCATATCAGGGGCTGACATATCAGCACCTTCTTCTGGTGCAGGTTCGTCTTCTCCAGTGTCCCCCACCAAAGGGAACTCAGAAGGGGCGTATGTAGAGCGACCCTCGCTATCAGCGGAGCCGTCGAAAGCAGAATCGTATTCCTCGCCTGTCGGGTCTGGATCGTCATACGACTCTTCGCGGCTTTTGGGGTAGCCTTGTTTTTTGCGCTCTCGGTGCGCTGCAAGTCTGCGCGGAGAAATAGAAGGTTTGTCGTATTCGATTGCAGCTTGTTCTTCTACTGGAAGCTCTGAAAGAAGTCTTTGTTCAACAGCTTCCTGCATTGTGGCAGCATCCCCGCGAGCGAGGGCAGCTTCAGCGTCAACCTCTGGTTCTGGTGCGGGGGCCAAGCCTTCTTGGGCCAAGACTTCCTGTAGTTGTGCTTGCAAAGCAGCTATCTGTGATTGGATGGATGCTGCGGCTTTTGAAAAAGTAGCCATGATTATAAGTGGTTAAAAGAAATCCCGAACCCCGAAGGGTCATTCAGGGTTCGGGATAACTGGTTAGGGTTGAGAGTGGGTAATATTAAGGACTAGAAACTTTAACAGCATCACTGTCGTTCCAGATTTCTCCAGTGGCTCCTTCAGAAGTAGGAAGAAGTGCTCCGAGAAGTTTAACGAATTGCTGAACGGTCATCACCCGTGGCTCGTTAGCAGAAACGTCATAGATTTGAATCAAGTCGTCGTTAGCGAGAGCTGTATTAACAGCAAGGGTTGGGGCGTCTCCAAGAGTAGGCATGATATGTAGTTGGTTATGCGCGGGGCGGCAGTATTAAGCTACCGCCCCGCACTAGCTATGAAACCTAGACCGCAGCAGGAGTAGTGCTGGTCCGGTCGAACAGAATGACGTAACCGAAGTCGGTCTTAATCGGCTTGGAGGCCGAAGCAAGAACCCCACGGAAGAACCCGATTTGGCCATCTGGATTCGTGTCCTCGTTCAAGATATTCTTGAAGTCAAACTTTCCGCGATAATTAACGGGGTCGAACTTGATACCGCTAACTCCACTGAAGGGGTTAGGGATCTGCGACTCCATAACTTCGGGGTGGATCACGTAGGCCGCTTCGTAAGTTGCGGTCTCGTAAGATGCATTCGGGGAGGTGATACCAGAAGAAGTGGTGTAGGGAAGGACCGCGTTAAGGGTTCCGTCCGCAGTGTCCGAACCACCACCATCAGTATCCGTATCCAACTCAAACCGAGGAGCGAGGTCGTCCACCAAGTGGTAGAAACCACGGAAGGACTTCTCGATGCCCAACGGTGCGATGAGGTCGGAAACCTTCGCGTTGTTGTAACGAACATCGTCGCGGAATCCTGCCTCAGTCATCAACTGGTAGGAAGCCTCGGACGAAAGCACCAAGCCAAATACTGGACGACCATTCTCACGGCCATAAGCATTACTTCCGGCACCCTTGCGGATAAGCTGGTAGTAAATCTTGTCCAGAACAGCGTTGGAGATATTCGCGTTCGGGGTCTCCGTTCCTGCATTAGAAGCTCCGTCATCGGTGTAATCGACAGAAGTAGTGTCGATGTCCACCGTAGCAGTGCCTTCAAAGGTCGTGGAAGCCGATTTGTAGGAGGATACCGTGGAGGAAGAAGTCCGACAGAATGCAACATTGGCTGCGAGACGGTCAAACTCATCACGGTAACGGTTCTCCCAAGTGTAACGAGTTGCCTCCGTCATCAGATCCATCACAGCACGGAGCTGCTCCTGACGATGTGCGGCGAACCGAAGATCCTCAAGAGAGATGCGTGGGGATTCCACAACAGCGCGTTGGATAGAGTATTCCTTGAGCTGTTTGCTGAACTGGATGAAGGAACGCGAATCGTTATCAGAAACCGAGCCGTCTGCGGCTACACCGCCACGGCCACCTTGGGTACTATCAGCGGCATCCTTAAGGGGTTGGCTCAGGTCCGAAGTAGAGAAGCTGTTAGCTCCACTGTTAAGAACACCAAGATTCCTCCACGTAACACCCGCTACGTTCCCTGCCCCGTTCGCGTCAGACGTTGGGATAGCACGGTCGTAAACCAGTGTGGTAAGTTGATAACCCATCCCGTCTGGGAAGGCCGACTGTTTCACAAGGTCAATCCACGGGGAAGTGTGGAGAGTCCGCTTATAAATATCCTGCCCGATGCGATTAGCTTCTTCGGCCAAGATCGTATTGATGGCTTGCGTGCCATCCTGAAGATTGAAGTTTTGAATTGCCATGAGTCAATAAAAGGTTGTGCCTCCGCTACGAGCGGGGCAATTAACAAAAGAAGTTGTGGGTGATCGGGCCTTTTATTTAGAACTATTTATGGCTAGAGCAACCAGACCGAATCTATTGTTTGGAACACAGCCCAAGGGGGGAGCAACTTGTAGAACTATTTGTGGCTAGAGCAACCGCGCTGCTATAAGGGGCATTCTTAAGTAGAATGTAAAAAATGTCAATAGGGAAAATAAACCCCCACCAGAACAAGATTGAAGCGACTTATCTGGTGGGGGTTTTTCGCTACTAAACAACGGGGTGACTCTGGATTGCCTGTGGATAACAGGTCACCCCATTGCCGCGAAAGCTGCGTTTACAGTATCTTCAAATGTAGCGTCCTCCCCTGCGGGTGAAGTCTTCATGGTTGGGGAGGAACCAGACATGGTGGGTTCTGCCCCCTCGTATTCCGCAAGCCTGTCCGTCAGAGCCTCTACTTCAGCACGCATTGACATATACTCCCGCACTACTGAAGGCAGGAGCTGGGCGGATACGGAATTATATGCGTAATCCACCGGATGAATCACAGCAGGGTCCGTTTCTGCTGCCTTAGCCTGAATCGCATCCATATCCAGACCTTCAATTCCAGAAAGAAACGGGAGCTTTTGCTGCACGCGCTCAACAACATTACGGGCCACATTCTGCCTGAGTGCCAGATTTTCAGCGGCTTGTTGGTTGTCTCGCTGTTCTTGGAGGTATTGGGCCTCCTGCATCGCAACCTCCGCATTATCGTAGAGGGTTTGTCGATGTTCCAGAATCGGGTCAATAGAGTTTATGATCTGGTAAATTGTTGCCTTGTCCCTGTCTGATGCGGTCTCCATCAACTCAAGCATTTTGGCGTCCTGCTCTTCCTGATCCGTCAGAGAGAGAAGGTCCGTCACTTCGTCGCGGTCCAGATCATACTTGTCCGCAATCTGGTTGGCTTGATCAAGCAAGGCATTCAAAGGACGGGTAATGGCATTCTGGTATGCTTCCGTCTCTTCAAGATTGTTGAATGTCTCAGCTTGCTCGTAGGCACGGATTTTTTCCTGTAGGGCTTCAACATCATTGCTATCTGTCATGCCAGCAAGCTCTTTTAGCTTCTGCTGGTTCTCCTCGTAGAGCTGCTTGTAGCGATCAATTTCTGTTGTTGATTCCTTCAGCTCGGCCTTTAACTGCTTAAACCTGTTTGCGGCTTTAGGGGTCCAACCGTCATCCAAGGAATCAGAAAGATCATCCGTAGGGTCAAAGGACTGTTGCGGCTCCGCTTCAGTTACAGCCGCCGTTTCAGTTGCATCCGTTGCTTCAACCGTTTCAGTAGAGGGTGTAGCAGAAACGTCGAGTTGTTCAAACGCGGTATCAAGCGCGTCCATGAAGGACTCTTCGGCTCCGCTTTCACTGGCGTCAGGGAGTTGCTCTACTGCGGGGCTGGCTTCAACTGGTGCTTCTGGGGCAGCTTCAACTGGTGCTTCTGGGGCTGGGGCGGCTTCTTCGCTCATTACTGTATATGGGTCCACTCGTCAGGGTGAGCGGTTTTGGTTTGGTTGTTCTGTAGTTTGGTCAATTTGTGAAGGTCGTTAAAGGCATCGCGGTAGCCAGCATACCATGCGTGCCTTAAATTATTTGTTTCATTATCCTGTAAGGTGCCAAACGATGGCCCAGCTACTTCCTTAAGGATGGCTACCGCCTTTTGGAAACATTCCTTATCCAAGAGATCACGTAACTCCTGAACTGACTTGGAGTCATTAAACCACCGATTGAGTGGGACAGGGGGTGTTACTTTCTTAGGCACCTGATTTATTGCTGAAGCCTCCGCTTGTCCATTGCTTGGAAAGCATGCCTTTTTTCCGAAGCCAAGCATCACAAGCCTCGTTGACTTCCTTGGATAAACCCCTGAAAGGATCGAAAGAACGAACTTCAGAAGAAGACTTGGTTTTTTTGTATGGCCCTCTTTTTGGGGAGGGTGATGACGGTCGCTCCATTGTATTTACTTGGTTAAGACCGAAATATCACACAAGAGAAGAACTGACAAAAGAAATATGAAAAAATTAACCCCGCTCTTCCTTGAGCATGGCCTTGGCAAGAATAGCGTAATTTACAATGTCATCACAGGCATCGTCCACGCTCTCGTCAGGAACCTGTAATTCCTTATCATTCACAAATGAATGGATGCGCTTAATCTTATCCATGACACGCAACATTATTCCGTGGACAGGGTGGATATCCAAAACGGTGCTGCACCTGAAATTTGCAAAAGGGTCTGTGGCTCCCCTGCCTCCGGTGTAGTCAGAATTTTTTTTCTCCATGATGTCCTTGCAGGTCTTGCAAGTATCATCGTGGAGTTTAAGGAGTTGCTCCGAGGTCACTGTTCTCCCTGAACTCTAGGGCAGCTTTTGCATCCCGCATAGCCATTTCTTGGTCATGTTTCTGCTGCTTGATAGCCATGTCTACCTGTGCTTTCTCCTGCGCTATACGCATCTTGACCTGATGCTCCATCATCTTCGCATCAGAAGGTGACATCTCTGGCTGTTCTGGCTGCTCACCCATCGCGGCCATCTCTGCTTCCTGTTGCTGGGCTTTTGCTTGGTCGCGCTGAATTTTTTGTGCCGCCTTAGTTGCATTGTTGATGGCTTCTTCAGCAAACTGCAACACCTGCTTCGCCTGCCCAACAGGGCCTTGTAATGCAGGGTCTCCTGCGGCGAACTGGACAGTCTGACTGATGTGCTCGTAAAAAGACTGCAACACAGGCAGTGATTGCATGGGGTCAACCTCCCCCGTATTTAGTTGTTCGATAATCTGGTTAAGGGCCGGGACATGCACTCCCAGATGTGCCCCATGCAGTTCATTCCCAACAACAGGAACCTGCTGCCCTGCCATAAGTTGCTGGTTCTCAAAGTAGGCAATCTTAAGGTCAACCGTTGGGCGCTTCTCCACTTCAGCAGGAACATAACGGTCGGCAAGATCGTGCCCCACCCGTGTAGATACAATGTCCCGTGTCAGGTTACGGCGACCCACATCGTCAAACTGACCGCTGATACCCTGCAATTCTTTCAAGGCCACCATCCGGTTGGCGTGGCTACCATTACCAATGGAACGCACAGCCTTGGTCCGGTCAACATCCAGTGTCTTGATAAATTCCTTCGGGACACCTTTAGCCGCGCACCTAGCGTAAAAATCCTTGATCGCAGAATCTGGTTTCTTGGTGGTAACAATACGCCGCACAACCTCGCGCAACAAGCGGGTCCAACTTGCATAGAACAAATTCAAGCTAGCACCAGACAGTCGGGTCGTTACGTCCATGTCTGCGACTACCTGCATCTGATTCCGATACGGGGAACTCTGGTCCGGACCATAAGTGCTTACCGTGTCGGTGTTCATCCTCAACTGATTGTTGAGATCCTGCAACGCTGGTTGGACAGCAGTGCCCAAGTTGGGTATTGCCTTCTCAACAATTTTTACGTTGGGGGACATCACCGCATACGCGCCGTAGTAGGTGAACTGCAATTCGTCCAGAGACCTTTGGTTTTCGGGTTGGATCATCACCGCAGAGGCGAGCATGGCTCCATCAATCTGCTGGCAACGCAATCGGTTACTGGTCTGGACATGGGCAAAGATCCTCTGACCTAAGCCCCGAATCGAATGGTAGGTGCCGTTGCTGCCGACACCATACGAGAAAAGAATGTAAGCCTGTTCCACGCTGGGGTAACGGCTAACCTTCTTATACAAAAAGTCTTTAGGGTCATTCTCCGCACTAATGTAATGGCTAACGCTGCCGTCCATCTCGCGGACCCAAAAATGCAAAACGGATACGGATGGGTTCTGGATTCCGGTGAAGAGGTCGTTGTTCTTCATCTCGGCCTGCAATGACTCGTATTCAGAAGCGTGGTTGCTGTAACCCCTGCGGCCATCAGTCGTGGCGTTTTTGGTAATCACTCGCTTCACTTCGTCAACATTCCAACCCACTTTTTCAGCAGCTTTGGGGTTGCGAATATACGAATACAGCTCATGCAATAAATATTGCCGCCTGCCAACAGCGATATCAATATGCTGTTCATTCGCGGGGGTCTGCCGTGGGATCAAGATATCGTTGAACCCACCAACACGGAACCGCCAGTCGTCAGGCGTGTCAAAATAAGCAACGGATACACCGTGCTTAATGAAGGTAGTGCAGAGACGAAGATACGCGCTGTGGAACTCTGGCCAACCCCTGATGAGGTGGGTCAGTTCTTCCGCGACGATTTCTTCCGCCGGTTTGATTTCCGCTGTTTCGCCTTGCGTTCCTCGCACTTCGACAAGTCTCTCCAGAGAACTATACAGGTCAACATAAGCAGAAAGAGCCACATCGAGGAGTCGTTGAGCATCTCCAAAATTAAGGTTTGTTTTCAGCCCCTGCCCACTGGTAACCAAACTACTCTGATCGTAAGGGGCGGCTCCGTCGAACATGGCGTCTACACGCGCACGGTTCACGGAAGACCGCTCGTCAGCCTTTTGTAAGGTGTTAAAAATAGAAAGGGCGCTTTTTACGTCCTTCAGGCGGGTCTTTACTGGTTGTCCCTTTTCGTCTAGGGAGCCGAGATCCAAGCCATCAATGTCAAGTGGGCGCTGGCTCATTGAAAGAAAGTGATACCTTTTTGACCTCCATTAGTCAATTATGTATATTTACACTTAAGGTATGGTCCTCGATGACCCAACAATACTGATGCTGTTGATTATGGCCCACGCAGCAGTAGTCATTCTTTTTAAGATTCTTAAGAATTAACTGGACGAGGCACGAAAAGACTTTTAAAAGCGGGGACCATGAAATGGTCATTGTATCCACTAATCGGTGCAGCCTTCGCCCTGATGGGCGTCTCCTGCTCCACAGCAGACTTGGGAAGCTCAGTCCCGCTCCCATTCACTGAACCCGCTACCAGTGCTAAACTCGACCTTGAACTTAGGCCAATCCCGCCGAAGTTCTGTATCGGGTTGGACCTTGTTCCCACTGAGGAAGAGGGAGAATAAGGGGCAAGAAACAAGAAAAGAATTCAACCCGCTTCGGGGGAGCGCAACCCGAAGCGGGTTTTTTGTGTCGAAATTTCAGGGCCAAATCGACACATCACCAGAATATGTCGAAGAAGCAGACAGCAAGAGTGGCACCTAAAAAACCCAGCAGGAAGTAAAAGGCCAATGTCAGAAACTGCTGCCCCATAGCCTAGTCCTGCGTGCACTCACAATCGTCCCCCCAGACCTCCTTGGTAAGCAGGTATGTCTGAAACCTCTTACGGAGCAAAGAATTGTCAGGGTGCACCAGCATGACATGCCTCTTGCCTTGATGCACATGCTCCTCCAGAACGTGGATGCGCCCTGCGTTCGGTCCCTTCTTGCGGGGCTTGATGCGCCACACCACGCCTAGTGCTGTGACCGCGTAGTCCGGATAATCTGAGATTATACGGGCGTCCTTCAAAACGTATTCAAGCGTGACCTCGGGGGGTGGCCCCTTGTCGATGTCACAATGCGCGAAAAGAAATTGATTACCGTTGGCGTCGTAGACCGCAGTTCGGATCTTGTAGCCGTCAAAGAACCGCTTGAGCCGCTTGCGTGTCTTTACATTGTAAACGTGCCCCGAGGGGGAGAGCGCATAGCAATCTGTGTTCGGAACAGGTTTGAATCCGTCTGGGATTTGCATGAGTGGTTTGAAAAGTTTTTCCTATGCTATATATAACAGTATAATCATTATACTATTATATATACATCTAGGAAAACTTTTCATTTCGATTTTGCGGACTTCTTAAGCGCATACTGTTTTGCACGCTTTGCCAGAATCCGTGCACGGTTTTTACGGTAATATGCACGTTGATACCGCTTACGTTTTTCGCGCAGTTCTGGGTCTACAGTCTCCGCAACCTCACGTTTTCTAGCGATTCTGTCCTTGTTCGCTTGGTAGTATTCCCGCTGGTATTTTAGCCGTGCCGCTTTGTTCTTCAGGTAATATGCCCTCGTTGCCATAGGTGCGTGCATAATGCGTGCAAAATAAGGAGAGTCAAATTTTTTCACACGCCTAGATATATATACATGCGTGCGTGCATAAAAAACCCCCACCCCCCCCGTGGCGTCTAGTCAGCATTACACATCTTGTCAGAACTTATAACCTAACTCCCTCATTCTCAGTGACTTAGGTAAGTGGAATATGACGAATTGATTTAACAGGACTATATAGGGCCAGTCAAAGGGCATCTGGAGGAGGTGCACGGTTGCACGGTTCACTTGAACCTAGCAGGAAAGGTGCAACGGTTTTTCTCTTCCCCTTCCCCCTGTTTTCCAGACTTTGCTTTGCTTGCCCCCCATTCAGAGGTGAAGAGGGAGAGAAAAGGTATAACCAATTATACCCCCTCCCTCACCAACAAACACAAAAACAGAAAACAAGATAAGATGAACAATACAACCACAGCTAAACTGACCGCAATCTTCGCATCGAACAATGCCAAGTTCGACAAAGCATGCGCCATTGCCGGAATAGAGCACCATCGGTCCTGCGACAATATCGTGGACACCATCCACGCTTTTGGGTCCGGTAAGATCAACAACGGGAATGAAGAGGATGCCATCTCCAGCGTCGTCGCTGGAGTGGTCGCCAGTGAAGGGCATGCGCCCAATCACCTTGACTTTGCTACCCGTGCCAAGGAGTCTGGGGTATCTCGGAAAGGTTTCTTCCGAGCATGGAACGCGGGGTTGAAGATGATGGAAGATGCTGGCTATTGCATCAAGCCCGCTCCCTCGGTTCGCCGGAAGAGCGCCTATCTCACAAAGCAGGATAATAACAATACCCTTAAGCCTATCTGGGATGGCGATAAGAAGGGCAAGCGCAAGCCCCGCACGATGGAGCAGATCGTGGCCAGCCTTGTGAAGCAGCATGGCTTGGAAGCGGTTGTGAATGCGGCTGAGAACGCCGCGTAAGGTATAACCAACTATACCCTCACCATAGCCAATTCATGCCCTGCTAAGGCGGCGGCAAGGTATAACCAACTATACCTTGCTGCCCCTTGGCAGAGATGAGTTTGCCATGATAGAGCAGACCTTAAACCGAAAATACAAAATGAACACTACTACCAATCCCGCTTCCACGTGTCCCCGTTGCAATGTCCCTCTCCAAGATGGCCTTGCCCTGAAGAGAGTTACCTTTGCAGGTAACACGCCCCTCTACAAAAAGACATCCGAAACCACCAATTATACCTGCAACACCCGCTCCGTTGGCATCATCTCACCTACTCCTGTATGCAAGTGTCCTAAGTGTGGATACTCCAGAACCAAGTAACCAATCTTAGCAGGGTATAACCAACTATACCCTGCTACCTAAAACCAAAAACAACAAACACAGAAAGACAAATACAATGAATGTTACTATTGCAACATACACCAATGCCAATGGGGATACCCGTTCCAAATACTTCCCCACTCTTGACGAGGCCAAGCTCGCCGTGAACGAGGCAGCTATTGAGGCGGGAAAGGATGACATGGATGACTGGTATGCAATCCAGACTAGTGCATCCTACGCCTCGTTTTCCTTCGGACGGACCAAGGCAGAAGTCTGTCGTGCTCTCAATTATGAGTGCAACACGGCGATGGAATTCTAGTAGATACTGGTAGCAGGGTATAACCAACTATACCCTGCTACCTTAACCCTAAACACAGAAAGACAAATAACAATGAGCAAAGTAAACGATTCCGACACAAACTTCTGCATAGTGCATGATGTGTTTGGCGGCAGAGTGAATGAAGAAGTATTCCAGTATCTGATTCAGAAGCGGGAAGACATCTTCACTGTAGATGATTGCGGTAACATTACCCACATCGCAAACCACGCTATCCATCCCCAGACTGTCAATGCAACTGAAGGGGGCAAGGTGATCGCCACCGAAACATTCTATGATGCAGTCCAACTGAAGCTGGAAGATTACTTGGCAATCCATGACCTCGCTGCCCTTGCCCATGCGCTGGAAGGGTAAAGATTTTAGCAGGGTATAACCAACTATACCCTGCTACCTTAAACCAAAAACAACAAACACAGAAAGACAAATGGCTAGACAATCCAACCTCTACAAATACAAGATCGTAGAGCATCAGCAGAACCCACCCTCCTGCGGTGGTAATTGGGAGACCGGCACCTACACCAGAGTGTGTATCTCCACCTCCCCGAAGAAAGCTCTCGCTATGGAGGAAGGCACCTTCACTAGAAAGTTTGAAGGTGTGGACGGGGTGCCTGTTCTGCAAGAGCGCACCTTCACCAAGGGAAACAAGGTGATCTTCAATAAGTGGGACTAACCAATCTAGGTAGCAGGGTATAACCAACTATACCCTGCTACCTTAAACCAAAAACAACAAACACAAAGTAGTAAAATGAAACACAGAAACATTGAACTTACCGAGACTCAGGAGCGAGCACTGGAGCTGGCTACCGAGAGGCACGATAAGCGGGTCCACTTCGCGTGGTATCCCAAGAACGCTGAGTGGGAGAGCGAATTCACCCTCGACGAATTCATGCAGGATGCCGACAAGGTGAAGGTGGGCGAGTGGCTCCTGTTAAGCTGGAGCGGAGTCACATGGGTGGAGGTCGCATGGGTGGAGGATAAACTCACGCCGGAGCGTTCCCCCACCTACAAGCATCTCCCGATCTGGGAGCGGATCGGACACAGTGAGGACAAGCCTCTCGGACATGTCTGCTGGAAGCAGGTCGGATACTACAACCCGTCCACCGGAAACCTCGTTATCGGGGACTAACCAATCTGGTGGCAGGGTATAACCAACTATACCCTGCCGCCCTTAACAAAAAGCAGTAGAAAGAACATAAGACAATGGCTAGACAACAACTGGAAGAGATGAGCAAGGACGATCTCAAAGCGCTCCTTGCAAACTATAAGATGAGGCTGGCCGATAGCGGGCATGTCCTCACACCGGCTACGCGGCAGCAACTGTCGCGTAAGATCGACGAAATCAGTTACCATCTTGGTCGCAAGATGGGACTGCCCTTCAACCCTTAACCATTCCGCTAACCAATCTGGTGGCAGGGTATAACCAACTATACCCTGCTGCCTTAAACCAAAAACAAACAAACGAGATAAGACAAATGAAGAAAATGATAATAGCATACCGTGTCCTTGTGGCACTCGGGGTTGTCCTGTTCCTCATCGGACTGGCCAACCTTGCACTGGACTACCAACTCGGTAGCTTCCAGTTGTTGTCTATCCTTCTGGCTACAGGAGGAATAGTCTGCACCGGATTCGCATCCATCATGGTGGATGATTGCAAGATCCGTGCAAAGACTGAGGTTCTCGTCAACCCTAAGCATCCATTAGTGAACCGACGCAGGCCCCAAACCAATGAAGAGATTGATGAGGAGGTAACAGCATTCCTGCAAGACTCTCCTAACCTCAGTCCGGAATCGAAAGAGGTGTGGCGTGGAGCCATAACAGAAGGTGCCAGAGCAGAAAGGGATGAACGGTTGGCGAAAGACCTCCAGTATCTTGCTCGTCTCATTCGCAAAGGTGAAAAGGGATTCAACAAATAAGAACAATGACAAAAGAAGAAGAGATTAAATTGCTGGAAGAGTTCGTGGCCTCCCTCACTAGAGATGGGGACACAACTTACTGCGGAGATTACTTCGCTAACCAACTGCCATACATCAGGCAGGCTATCCGATTGGATGTATCCCCTGATGTTTATGGCAAGACGGTGAAAGAATACCACCGTGAGATGGTGCAGGAAGCGAAGGACATCTTTGCCAATGCTGAAGCGGAAGCGCAAGACATTGTGTGCAAGGCTAAGGCACAAGCTGAACGCATCGAGGCCCAGAAAAACTCGGCCTATGAAGATGCTCATGTAGCCCTGCGATCCGTTATCCAGAAACTTGAACTGGTAGCGGAGCGTCTCTAACCCCAACAGGGGGCAGGGTATAACCGACTATACCTTGCCCCCTTTTAACTTCAAAAGAAAAGAATTGAATGGACGGAAGGCTCATCGCCATGTAAAGGATGAGCACCCAAACAACAAACAGTAGAAAGAACATAAGAGAAATGAGTAAAACAAATGAAGCACAGGCAGAGTATGAGCAGGGCAACCCCGTTGACACGGACCAGCAGTTTGCGAATCAAGCAGTCGCAATGCAGGTCCATGACAACAATGTGCCTATGGTGAGCACCGGACCATGTGGAACTGGCAAGACATACAGGGCGAAGCTCTTCGCTGGTCTGGTCGGTGCCCTTGGCAGGGTCACGCTGAATGCGACTGACATTCCGACCTCCGTTCTGAAAGGGATGCGAGCACCGGACCACGCAAACCCTGACTCGAAAGAGGTGAAGGTTTATCTGCAAGACCATGAGTGTGTGCCTATCCGTCATCACTGGTCTAAGGTGAAGCGGAATGGTAAGGCCATTGGACTGGATGCTACAATATTGTGGCATGTAGATGAGATCGGCACGGCAACGCAGCAGACACAGGACACTATCCTTGATCTGTCCGATCCGGATAGCGCACTGTCAAGGGTGTGTATGCCGAACCTCGCAATCTACATGACAGCTAACCGTGCTGGCATTGACGGTTCTTCATCCCAACGGTTGAGGACTCCGTTCGTCAACAGGGCTAAAAACATTACGTCTAATGGTAACGTGAATGATTACCTCCATGTTCTGTCTCGCAGTCATAAGGCATCACCGGAATACCTGTTGGCTAACGCACCCTTCACACTCAAGAATGTTCTTGCGTTGAAGAAAGAGTTGGCTGGCCCCAAGGGTGGTGAGTTGATGGCGCGGTCACCCCTCTTCGGTTGGGTGCAGTTTGAACATAACATTGAAGCCAAGGCCAAAGGGATTGCCAGTGAGCAACTCGCTAAGTGTTCCATCTTCGATCAGAATGATGGGCATCGTGGTCAGCAGATATGTTCATTCCGATCTTCCGCGTATGCCATGAAGGAAGCCCTCCTCGATTGGAGTAGCGACCCTGATGGTTTCGAGATCATGCTTCGTGGATACCTCGGACACAAGATGGCAGATCGTGCTATCCAATACATCAAGGTTATCCGCAAATCGAAGAACGAGGTTAAGAAATACATCAATGGTGATGATGCGGTTCTTCCCTCGTCACCTGCTGAACAGTATCAGTTCTGCCTCGCTGCTGTTGCAGTGTTGCAGGAGACTGAGAATCTGGATGCCGCCCTCCACATTCAGGAGGCGACTGGATGGTTCACCAAGAGGTTGCTGCTCAATGTTGATCGTGAGATTGGCAAGTGGTCATTCGATCTCTGCCAGTTGCGCGGCATTGATGTGGAGCAGGTAGAATCTCTCGTCACCTTCAAGTAATGGGTGACGAGCAGTTCCTTGATCCGGATACGCTCACCGCTCTTGAGGAGCAGGGTGACAAGGTGATCCGCGACCTTAACTAACCAAGCAAGGGGGCAGGGTATAACCGACTATACCTTGCCCCCTTTTAACATCAGACAAGATAAGATCAGAAAAGAATTGACGGTTAGCTTCTCACCGTTCAAAGAAGGAGCACCCAAACAACAAACAGTAGAAAGAACATAAGAGAAATGAATGGACTAAATAACATGGGCATCGAAGAGATCAGGGGCACCAGCATGGTGCGTCCTCACGTTAAGCAAGCCAACCCGAACACCTCCCTTAAGGCGGCGGCGGCGAAGTTGCGGCGTGCCAATGGTATTGAGGAGGGCAAGAAGAATGTCCGAATCAATGCCTCACTCTATCGCACCAAGGATAACTCTATATCTAAAGTCAGGAAGATTCTTTCCAGCTTCAGTAAGTCTATCCGCGATGGCGATAAGACAGTCGGCCTTGGCGAATCGTTACAGTTCGACAAGGGAACACACATCATCTCCAACAAGGACAAGGCTAAGGTGCAGGTCATCTATGACCGGACCCAGAGCGAACTCACCAAGGCCAAGGCCGAAGTCATTAAGGAATTCGATTTCCTTATGAGGCAGGGCAAGGATGACTTGGAGGGCAACCCTAACTACAATGGCAGGGAACTGCTTAAGGAAGCGTTGCCCAAGTATCCCACGGATGCAGAGGAGTTCGCCAATGAGTTCCAAGTCTCCGTGGTTTTCATGGAGAAACCATTGGTTACTGGAAACCTTAGCGCAGTCAGTGCTATTGCTGATGAGGCAATGAATCGAGGCATTGCTGCTGCGATGCAAGCAGCACAACGCCAAGCCACATTGGAGGAGAAAGCATTCGCCAATGAACTGGACGGACTCGGCAAGCTGATCAGGCAAAACATCGGCAAGCTGGATGAGTCTCACAATAAGAAGAATGGACGGTGGCGTAACGAGAACATGCGTAACATCCTTAACAGGGTGGACTCGATCAAGGACAAGCAGGATCGTTTCGGTGTGACTGCTGGACCCGTTGCTGATCTTGTTCGCAATATCTGCAACACCATCCTGTCCGACTATGAGTCGTTGGAGCTTCCCAAGATGGACCCACCTGAAAGGGAGGAACTCCTTGAGGATCTCAGTAAGAAGTCTGACCTCGTTCTTGCGGCGGCAGACGATCTGCTTGTGATCTAACCAACCAAGGGGGCAAGGTATAACCGACTATACCTTGCCCCACCTTAACAACAAACAGTAGAAAGAACATAAACATTATGTCATTCATTGATACACTACCCTCCTTCACTTGGTCATCAGCAAATGGTGGCGAGGTGAAAGGGTTGAGCACAACAGATGCTTGGGTCACCCCGTGGTTGCAGTCTATGCTGAGGATGAAACTCCTCACGCCGCATCGCTACTTCCACTCGATCCAGACTAAGTTCAAGCTCTGCCCCCATGAGGAGATATGCGGTGGCTTCGCTGCCGTCAACGCCACCACCTACCTCCTGAATCCGATAGGGTTCAGCCGGATTGAGCGTGGCGCAAAGGATGTCGTAGGCCAGATGGGTATGGTCAACTGCCATGAGTTCGATCACATCGGACTTCTGCACCCATACCGCTTGGAGTCATTTGCTAACCACGACATTGCGAATCGTGCGGCAGACACCAAGATCAACGCCAACATCGACGAAGACAACAAACGGTTCAAGGCTGAGTTGGGATACGTTCCCTTCCCCTTCCTTGAACTGGATGATGAGTATGGACAGATGCGAGTGATCCACGAACCCGAACTTGCGAAGGGTCGCCACGTTCCTGAGATTTACCAGATCCTTGTTAAGCGGGAAATGGAAGATCAACATAAGCAGCAGCAGCAGCAGCAGCAGCAGCAGCAAGGGGACGGTGGGCAACCGCAACCGCAACCGCAACCGCAAGACGGTGGGCAACAGCAGCAGCAACCGCAACCGCAAGCTGGTGGTCAACCAACTGAGGAAGACATCGAATCTGCTGGTGCTCGTCAGACCGAACGGAGCAAGAGTGTCAATGGCGGCAACGTCCTGCGACCCGAAGTTCCTGAAGGCTCCACCTTTGAAGAGGAGATGAAGAAAGCTGAACGTCAGGTGGAAGCAACCAACCTTAGCGCGACTATTGAAACCCAACGTAACGGGAACTTCAACGGGTTGCGTTCAGTCAGGGAGTGCGAGAAAGCCAAGGAACTTGGTAGCACTATCCATTGGGAGGAACCCTTACGGGATCTGCTCACTGGCGATACCAAGATGCGCTACCATGAGACATACGATCCTGAACTCTACTCAACGGAAGGAATCCTTGAGGATGTCAGGAACAAGCCTGATGCGATTGGTGAGATTGCCATTGCATTCGATATGTCCGGTTCCATAACGGACCCACAGTTAGCTAACCAGATTGGCAGGGCAGATGAGTTCGTGAAGAACTTCCTGTTTGATCGGATACACCTTATCCCTATTGATGATGCGATGGGTGAGGTTGTCGAACTGGAACACGGTGATCCGTTTCCGGACAAGCTGAAGAAGGGTGGCTCCGGTGGCACTAAGCTCGACTTGGTATTCAAACACATCGAAGAGGAAGAACTCAACATCAAGGCGTTGTTCTTCTTCACGGATGGACAAACCAACTGGGGTAAGATGCCTCAGAATGAACCGGATGACTACAAGGTTATCTGGCTCAACTATGGAAAGAACCCCAACAAATACAAGTGGGGTGAGGTCATCGAGGTTGACCTTGCATAACGAAAAGAATTGACGGCTGGCCCCTTGCCTGATAAAAGGGGCACCCAACCTAAACAACAAAAGACAAAATGAAGATAGTTAAAACACTATTCCCTGTGCAGGTTCAGGCGCTGCTCTTCTTCTTGAAGGTGCTGCTGTCTGGAAAGAACACGCTCGACTCATCTGAGATGGGGACGGGCAAGACGGTGGTGGCTTGCCACCTTGCCCGTGACTACGGCAAACCCGTTGCGGTAATCTGCCCCAAGGCAGTAATCCCCGCATGGGAACGCGAGCTGGAAGAGGTTGGCATCACACCTATCTTTGTCTCCAACCTTGAGAAGTTGAAGACAGGGAGCACACCCTACCTCGACAAGATCACCACGCAACGTGGTAGCAGGAAGGCACATGCCTTTCAGTGGAACGTGAACTCACTCCCCACTGATACCCTCATCCTTGTGGACGAGATCCATAAGTGTAAAGGGCTGAACACAGCTAACAGCAAGATGCTGATTGCCTTGGTGACTCAAGGCTACCGCATCCACGGCATGTCCGGAACACCCTGTGAGGACGCAACGGAGATGAACGCACTCGGGCTGATGCTCGGGCTGCACTCTGGCAAGTTCGCCAAGGGTGGACTGGATCACTTCTGGAGGTTCATGCGGAACTTCGGTGTGACTCAGGATCAGTGGGGTAGTTACAAGATGACTGACCGCACGGCACTTAGCAGACTTCGTGCGCTCATGTATGGGGTCAATACTAACAGGCTGACCTCGGCTGACTTCCCTGATGCCTTCCGCAACAACCGTGTGTTTGTGCGACCGATCAACTTCCGCAGCAATGACAAGATCATCAAGGCATATGACGACCTTGGCATTACACCTAAGATCATTGACGACTTCATCCAGAAGGGGACCGTCACTGATAGTGAGCATGTCCTTGTCCGCTTGCTCAAGGCTCGCCAGTTGGCTGAGAGTTACAAGGCGGTGGACATTGCAGAGATGGCAAAGAATTCAATGGCGGCTGGCAAGAGTGTTGTCGTGTTTGTGAACTTCTCGGATACGGTCGAAGCACTGAAGGTCAGTCTGAAGTGTGACTCGATTGATGGTTCGCAGACACCAGCACAACGGCAAGCTATCATCGACAGCTTCCAACGTGATGAATCCCATTGCGTGGTGTGCAACATCTCTGCTGGGGGCACGGGTATCTCACTACACGATGTGCAAGGTAAACGCCCACGGTCATCCCTGATCTGCCCAACCTTCAACGCGAAGGAATACCAGCAGGTGCTCGGCAGGATTCACCGCAACGGTGCCAAGTCGGACGCTTTGCAGGAGGTGCTGGTTGCCGCCAACTCCATCGAGGAGAAGGTGATGACAAGCATCAACCGGAAGATCGCTAACCATAGCGACATGCACGAATAGAACCCAAAGGCTGGCCCCTTGCCTGATAAAAGGGGCAACCTTAAAACCAAAAACTAAAAAACAAATAAGACAATGAGTAACACTATAGTAAACGAAGCATGGGATTGCTTAATCGAACACGCAGGGGTTTCTGAAGACACCCTTAAAGTAGTCACCGCGATAAACGGATGGAGTTTAGAAACTATGGAAAGCGTCCTGTATGCAGTGACGGGTTACCGTAGTTTTGACCAGTATTTAGAAGAGTAAAACAAATAAGACAATGGACAAAAACAAAATCAAAATCGTCAATGCATATCCTTTCGAGGATGAATACATCCGGTGCTTCCACCATGAGCACGCCGACATGACGAACCCGCGTGGTGCTGTGTGGGGAAAGCAGATATTCATCAAGGCTACAACAGAGCGTGGTGAACGCTTCTGCCTGATGGATGTGGGCTTTGAATCGAGTGAAGAGGAGAAAGCACAAGCACTCTGCGACAAGATCATTGCGCGTGGTGTGATCCAACTTAAGTATTGGACCCGCGATTATCCTGTCTACGGTTCTCCCGCATGGGAGGAGGAAGATGCGGAGCGATATGCTAACCACATCATGGACCCCGCTAACCCTGAATACCACTAACCCGAACCAACAGAACAATGATTAAAGACTTAGAAGAAATAACACGCCGTTCATGGTATAGCAGGACGATGACTAGCGAATATAGGGCAGCTTTTATTCAAGCGGCAATGCAAGTTAAGTCCGTATGGGAAGCGGAAGAACTCCGCAGAGCATTCTTTCGCTACCGCAATGTCGGAGTCAAGGCTTGGCGAAAGCTATTAGATGACGCAGCCGCCCAACATAAACTGGAAAAATGATTACCACACGAAGAATAGTTAAGTTCTCATGGAGTCCGACAGAACCGTGGCGGCATGGGACTTATTCCATCTTTGAAGATGGCAAGTTCTGGCGAACAACCAACGGCTCACGGAGAGCGTGGTCAACTCGGTGGGCTGCACAAGATGCGGCAACCTCACTTAAGTAGAAAAATGATTATCGACGTAAGGAAATATCTCCCAGCTATGCAACGCAAGTCTGCACAGATGGTCATCAAGCAGGAACTCGACAGCTTGCATGACAAGCTGATCGGGTTACACCAACCCAAGGTTGACAAGGATGCGGTCCTTCATGAAGCACTTGCCCAAGTGGAGGAGTTGCAGAAGTTAGTCCATAAACTTTAGAAAAGAGTTGACGGCTGGCCGCTTGCCTGAGAAAAGCGGCAACCAAACCAAACAACAACAAACCAAACCAATAAACAAATGAGCAACAAAGTAAAATACAACAAGCGGACCAAGGCTTACCGCACCGTGGTCGAAAAAGAGGGGGAGCTTCCTGAAAAGGACTACCCTACCTCTGGAAGCTACTCCTTCCATCAAATGCGTGATGAGGCAAGGAAAGTCATCGGCAAGATATTTGATTCCCGCGCCAGAAAGTGGACGCTGGAGTATGACAAGCCGCCTTACTACTGCGGTGACGATTCGTATGAGCCGTGGGAATGCACGTTCACCTACCGGATGGATTCGATCCACTGGAACAAGCATGAGGACCAACGACCTCCGATTTGGCTGGAGGGTGAGGTCACCGTGTCTGCCGTGACACTGGTGGATCTGTTCGACAGGATCGTTGAGAAACTGGATTCGCTTGAATCATACGAGAGGCACTTGAACGAGTCGCTGATCCTCGCTGACCACATGGCTAAAATAAAATCTACCGAAACAGTATAATGAACAAAGAACAAATCAAACTGGACAAGGACACCACGATCACTGTCACCGCCGTGCGCGAAGAGAGCGCACGGTGCCGCTGGTCAATCTGTGTGTTCACCTCAGTGGGATCAATCCGCACGATGCACTTGAATGACATCGAAGCATTCACAACATTCATCGAGGCATCTGCGGTGCTTGGTAAACTTTGGGGGCCTGAAGGGAGTGGCACGGCTTACCTCCCGCTTATCAACGCCGTCCACAAGGTGACTAACAACGAACTCTTCAGTATCGAAGGGATGCACGAATACATGGATGCGCCTAGAAACAGTTGGCCCCTATTAGAACAATGAGCATTAACGTAGAATATACAAACGAGGGTAACGGAGATTGTTACGAGTCTTCGCTGCACGCTCTGGTGGACCGCAAGTGGGTGGACTACACACCCTACGCGGACCCACAAGACTGGAGGCTAGTGCATACCATGTGTCTCGGACAGGGGCCAATCGAAGGGGTGCGCTTTGGACACGCCTTCCTTCTGAACAAGGAACTCCGCATCGTCCTCGACATTGCGAATGGTAAGGGTGGGTTGATCCCCGCCCTTACCTACTTCGCCCTCGGCGGTGTGGACCCTGACCAATTCCCTTACTACGAGTATGACCTAAAACAAGTTAGGGAGAACATGCTTAAGCATGAAACCTACGGCCCTTGGGGTGATGCTTACGATGAGATCACAAGGATCGAAGCGGAATCATTGGCTGCTGCCAGCATCAAGAACATCGGGGGGCAGTTGGGGTGCGACACCTGATAAGAGAATACCAACCGAAGGGTGCGCCGATAATCCTGCAAGGAGAGATCATGGACGATGATGTGGTCGCCCCGTCATCCACCCGTATGTATCCCATCATTGGTGGGTTCATCGGCGCACCCATCCCAGAACACCTCATGCACCATCTCGGAGAGAGCGTAGCAACTCGCTTAACTAAGCTATACCATAAATCACTTAAAGATGAGCAAGACTAAACGGAAACCAAACAACGCTACTGAACACGCCAATCTTGTTAAAGAGATCGTGAGCAATGTAGCCGATAGAAAGTGGACTAAAGATCAGTTAGAAACGGCACTCGATAGATTATACCTCATGGGTTACCGACACTTCCTTACGGATGTGAGCAACCTTAAGTCAGATGTGACGAAACAATAATAATCAATCGTCGATCTTACTGAAGCGGTCGTATCGCTTGGCCGCTTCAACAAAGATCCTCAGTCGCTCGGCCATTTTTGGATCTGTCTCAGCTTCCTTCATCATAATAGCAACCTTGTTGGCTGACAGAACAGGCTTCTCCATGTAGCCATTCATAAGTAGTTCTGTTCTGCGCTTGCCCATCTTAGGCCCACCACCAGTGCCCCTCGATATCTTGTAAATATCAGCCTTGGATAAGCCCAACCCTTCAAAACCACCCATCTTACGAATGATGTCCTTGTTGATGTCCTTCAACCCCTCATACACTTCGTCGTAGATATCGAATATCTCGTCTTCAGAGACAGAAACATTCTTGTTGTAGAGCGGTCTGAACTTCTCACGGATCTGTGACCTAGCTTGTTCCATCTTAAAGATATACTGCTTTAAGAGTTGGTCAGGTTTTACTGTGCGTGAACGCACTGGCTTGAACTCGTTGAAGATAATACCCATCGGGCTGTATTCCAACTCGGTGTAGTCACCCTTACTGGCCTTCCACGCGGCCTCCATCTTCGTCCACACTCTCGGCTCGAAACCCTTATTCCAAGTATGGTGGAGTTGCTTTAACAGTTTGTTGACCCCCGTATCAACACCTTCGATCCATACTCTCTTGCCTGTTGTATCATCAACACCTTTAACAAATGCTTCCTTCAAGGCACTGGAGAATATCTGATCATCAAGAAACTGGTCAACAAACACTGCTGACAGACCAACCTCAATGGCACTGTCCAAGCTGCCCCCACCGAAGAACTCACCCAAGACGGCGCTGTTCACCCCGTCCATCACAGTGGAGAACGGATTAAGGAACGTCAGGTTCCACGCTTCCAACTCACCATTCTTTTTGCGGCGATACCACAGCGTGTTGTGTCTCGCCCACTTCGGACCCGCCGCTTTGTATGCTTCATCTTCTTCTTCACCCACTCCGAAGATCATTCTCAGGAGCAACGGAACAAGGAACGACAAGCCACCAATCGTGAATGCGAACCCACGCAATCTTTGGTTACCTCGTTTTATCAAAACAGCGTTACCACTCGCTCGCTCCTCCATCGCAACCTTGACGGTATTATACATCACCCTGATTACATCAGCCTTGAAGCGAACGAACGGTGCAAGGAAGGAACCCCACACGGATCTCTGTAGCGCCCGCACCAACGGTGGTGCCTCGGAGTAAGCCTGCGTTGTCCGGAGGACTTTGGAAGCGGCCTCCTTTTCAATCTGAGACATCCTTGTTGCACGGTCTTCCGGACTTAAAGAAGACAGCTCGTTGGCGTAGGCTTTCTCCAACACCTTAAGTTCATTTTTATAATATGCGATTTTGAAAAACGCATCCATTGCTGCCGCCATACGAGAAAGGTATTCGACACCCTGCCCCGCCTTCTCCTTTGCTTTTCCAACAGCGCCCTCGGCGTCTTCCAGTCTACTGATGAAATCCTGCTCCACCTCCTCAAGTGACCTTTCTCCAAGCATCAACTGCCTCATTGTGTTGGTCCTGCTCTCGTCACCAATTATCCGGAGTGAACGTAACTTAGCTAGTTCGTCGTCAAGTTTAGCCCTGTCTCCTTTATGGGCGCGTTTCAACTCTGTTACAAAATTTGTGAAATAGTCCTTGCTCAACATCAGGTTTCCTACCCCACCCATTTGCATGGGTCCAAAGAACAGGACGTTACTTAAAGCGTTCCTCATGTAGAAACCCGTGCTTCCAAGAGTCTTGGAGGCCATCGAATAACCTGTCAGTTTCTGGAAATACCTGAACGACCCCGCCATGAGCTTCTCAGAATCATTTGCGTAGGATGTTCCGTATTCCTTGAAGGTTTCTGCGAAGGCTCCTGCCAACTCTGGACGACCATACAATCCTGACAGGGGGTTGTATTGCCTGTCAGATGTATGCTGCACAACACGCTGCCACTCTTTGTTGGTTTCAGGATCAACGTATTTGTCCCTGTTGCTGTTGAACTCTTCTTCAGTGACTAGCCACCCTTTGTCTAACCCAGCTTTTGCTATTGAGTTTAAGAACGATTGATTAGCTGCCATCGAACCCACTGTCATTATTGTGCGGAGCAGGTTGTCTGGTGTGGTCTTATCTTTCTGCTCACCCAGAATGTCCCGTAATGGTTTCGGTATGTTCTTCTTGGCCTTCAAGTTATCAACCATCGACTTGATTGATTCCTGCGCGGACATATATGCATCCCCGCTGCCCTTCATTTCGTATGAACTGATGAAGGCTTCAAGCGCACGCTCACCAATCTTGCGGCCAACCATGTTGTCCTTGGCCATTTGTTTGATCTCGGCATCCGTCTTAGCAGGGTGCTCCATACGAAGTTTGCCCTCTTCGTTTTCAAGGTGGGTTTTCTCAAAGAAAGCGATAGCAGCATCCCGCTCCTCTTGGTATTCCGGATTCTTCCGGACGGCATCGGCATACCCAACGTCCAAGAATATCTTGTATGTGCGCGTCAGGTAGATGCCATTGTTATCGCTGATCTTAACATCATACTTACCAGTGGTTCCCTTAATGACAGACTCTTTATGTATTGCTTCTAGTTTATTGGTAAACTTGTCCGCTAATTTTCTCAGGTTGATCAAAGCAACCAGCAACTCTTTCGAGTCCTTAGCAATTCGTGTTCGTGCTGCATCCCGCTCGGCCACGATCTCAGCTCTGCGGTTTACCAACTCAGCTTTAATGTCTGATTCATACTTGGCTTTAGCTGCGTTTACCGCATCCCTTTGATCTTTTTGGATCTGCTTTATGTCTGCCCCAGCTTGTTGGGATTGCGTGTGTGCGTTCAACCAAGCTGCTTTCTTCGCATCGTTTAGATCCTTATCGAGTCGGGCTGACACAGCGTCAGAAAGGAATACACCTTCTGTTGATCCAGTTGCTTTTTGAATAATGGTTAGCCCATCAGGGTCAACAGGCACTGATCCATCAGGATAGACCTGTTCTATCAGGCCCCTTAGTTGAACCTGCGCCATTTTAAGTTCAGTGGCTACGGTCTTCTTAAGAGCCTGACGATGCTTCATCCAGTGGTGGATCTCTGGTTGAAGCAATCCAACAAGGTGCTTTTTCATCAGACCCTTAAATCCTTTTTCAATCTTCAGGTCATCAACCTCAAGCACGGGCATCTCAAACTGCGAGAAGAGTTGCTCGTAATCAAAATTAAATGCGTTGAAGTCCGTGTCCCCACGCCTCCGTCTTGCACCAAATCCAGAGTAGAGCACACCACCTTTGTCGATAGTGGCATCAACTTTAATCCCTAATTCCGAAGCAAACATCTTGAGTAATGCGTCTCCATCAGGCTGTGGGCGGCTCGTTTTTTCCCTGTCCCGCATTTCACTCTCGATGCGTTCTATAGCCGACTCAATCAGTGGGATTCTATCTGAACCTTCCTCCTCATTTTCAAGTAAACTTTGCAGCTCAGACAAACTTAGTTCTTCACGGAATTTTGGTAAGCCAGTAATAGGTGCTCCGCTTTCATCAAATTCTTGGATTGGCACCCTCGGCTCCAATACCTGAGACGTTTCTTCCACCTTGGTCACATTAACATCAAACCCTAACCTTTGACTTAAGGGGATGATGTTACCGTCTTTGTCGCGGACGATTATCTCAAGGTGCTTGGGTCCAACCTTTGTCTTCTCCTCCCACATATCAAAGAGTTGCTGTTGAAGAGCATCTTTATCGTCAAAGAACTTTTTGAGTTCTGCGTGTTCCTTAGACGGCTTTGGAGTGGGCGCTGGTGCAGGAGCAGGTTCTCCAGCACGGATCTTCTGCTGGATTCCATCCATCTGATCCAAGACCAGTCGGGGGTCTTTACTGATTTCTGCTTGGGTGTAAGTTTTCCTACCCGCACTAAGGCGGGACATGATCTTGGCGTTAGTCCCAACTACCCCGACATCGGGGTCGGCTACGCGCCCATCACCAAGTAACAGATGGGATAAATTGCCAAATTCCGCGTCCAGAAAAGCTGAAACCTGCGCCATCTCAGGAGACCCGTAAAAGCGAGCCATGTCCTTGCTTCCTGTTTTTTGGATAAATTTGTCAGTGCCAACGCCCATTGTCGGGTAAAACCTGCCACTCTGTAATACTTTTCCTCCTTTGCCAGTGGACTGGTAAAACGTGACGGGGACTCCGTTTATCTCTACTTGCACATAGAATCGCCCCCCTCCGAAGAAAAAGACCCCTTCCGTTTTGGTTCGTTTACCTGTTATGGACTCAAACCCAACTGAAAGTTCAGCGAACTTAAAAGAGCCACCTCGTATATTAAACGTCTTACCCTTTAAGGTGTCTATCTTTCCTTTAACTTGTTCTTTTGGGATTACTACAGGAGCCGCTTTTTGAGCGGTTCCATTAAGGACTGCATCCAAGTTAGTTTTCTGCTCGGGGGTAAGAACTTCTTCTACCCCTATTGCCTCCTCTACGGGTGTGGTAGGTTCAGTAGGCGCAGTGGGTTCAGTAGCCAACTCAGCTAACTTTTCCTGCTTCTTATCATACTCCTGTTGCGCCCTGAGAAGAGACCCAACCCCCATGCGCTGCAAGGTCACGGTATGTGCGAGCTGTCTGAAGGAATCAACAGTGATCTTATCTGTAGCCTTAACGAGTATTTCCTTAGCTGTTTTAGTGTCCCCTGCCTCAACTGCTTCCATGTAAGCAACGTCCTCATCTCCCTCGACAACAAATGTGCCCCCCACCCCCGACTCAAGACCGGACGGCATTTCTTGTGGGAGCGTGGTTTTGTCAACTTTGATAGTGTCATCCTCTTCAGTTGGCTCCGCACCAACGGTCTTCAAAAACTGGAGTGCCGTTTCTTCCGGACCAGCCTTCGGGTCCATTCGCCGTGGCATACGGTAACCCATCTCCAACCCACGAAGTTCAACCAGCATACGGTTCACAGCAATTCGCTCTTCTGGCTTAAGCCCCTTGGTGCCGTCACTGAATGCCCTGATGAAACCGTTAATGAATTTCTTTATATAAAAGATAGCAATCGACAACGTGCTGGGGTTGGCTGCAAAGAATGCTTCTGCATCCTCAGTAGTTTGCCCATCCATTATCTTCTGCGTCAAAGCTGCGAGGCGTTCTTGGACGAGGCGTTCTTTCTCCTTAAACGCTACTTCAGAGGAAGGATCTTTAAGACGGCTCGCGGCGGCTTCAGCTTCGGGTGTTCCTTCCCCGTAGTAGGCGTCGATGTCATTCTGGTAATCCACATCGGACGAAGCATCCATAACTGCTTTTACCATTCCCGCTGTAAGCGCGGCCTTGGCTGACTTGTGTGCCATCTCTTCTCGGATGACACGGCCAATCATTCCTTGTGAGCTTACCCTGTCCATGCCCCGTTCCAGTGTGGCAATGGCGGCATTTCTAGGGTCGAAAAGAAGTTGACCAGAAACCATATCGAAAGCGGCTACTTTTCCATTAGGGATCGAAGTCATAACAACTTCGATTTCTGCTGGCACTCTCGACATGGCCACCGCTGCAAGAAGGTTTGCTCTCTCGCTTAGTTCCTTCTTATCCTCTTCACTTAATTCTTTTTCTTCGTTTTGTTTTTTCAGTCTTGAACCAAGAATCCTGTGAACATTGTCGTGCTCTGCAAGAGCCTGTCCTGCGTGGGTTACAGCTTCGTCGCGGACACCAGCAGGGGTGGTGGGGGACGAGTAGGTAAACCCAGCAAGGTCTACCATATCCTTAAAGGATTTTTTGAACTTAGCATCCCCATTAACTTCTGCTCTTTGGTCAGTTAAAATGAGCAGGCTATTAAGAGTCTGGTCAAAGCTCGGCATCCCTTTTTTACTCAAGCGCACTTTTAATGCTGACTGAAAATCAGAGGAGTCAAAAATGTGATCAACAAAGTCCTTAAGTGATTTGGTCCCAGACCGCATTACGGGTTGTGTATTACCGCCAAACTTCTTTCTTAATGCCTTAAGCGTTGCTTCGATCTTCCCCTTTGCCGCTTGTTGTTTCTCAGTAAGCTCTGCGCTCTTCAGGTTGTGTAGCAATTTAGCGTGCAGGAAAGACCGTATCAGTGTGTCTGTAACGCCTCTTCCATTCCACCCTTTTGCATTGAGGGTCACCCCAATTCTCCCGTCAGCAAGAACTTCTGTTTTGCTCGCGTAAGAGTTGTCAATAAGACCAAGTTGGAAACGAACACCCCGAACAAAACCAGCATTCGGTTGGTCAGAACCAAACAGCCTTGCCATCTTACGCTGGTATTCCTTTGGTTCTGAGGCGTAAATTTTGTCCATCGCTTTCAAGACGGACTCTGAGGTGTTATCCAACCCTAACCTTAGTATGTTCCTGTTGTTTACGGTCCCCGCAACAGCTACGTCTATTGCTTTGGCGAATTGAGACTTGGAGAAAAAGCTGCGTGCTTGCATCTCGTTAATCGCCTTATGCACATTCTGAGCTTGGAAGGTAAGGATTGTCTCCCTGAGTTCAGAGGGCAGGTCCAGATTGCCATCTACCCTATGTGCCAACTGATAACGTATTTCGTCTTTGAGCCAATTAGTATACTCAAGTGCATCATCAACTTCACTAAGTTGTTCCGTAACTGCTGACTTTTCTTCGGCGCTTACTGTGGGGTCGGCCAAGGTCTCTTTAAGACCAGCAATATTTTCTGGGTTAGCAATCTTGAATGGGTCACGGCTAAACTCAAAGTCAGCCATTCGATATATACGAAAAGCTCGTTTGATTGCCTGCGCTTCTGGAGTTGAACCTTTTTCTAGTTTTTTAAGAAATGCCAACGGCGCGACATTTCCAGTCGCAATTTTTCGGCGCACTAACTGTCCATCAATAGTCACAGCGGAACCGCCCTCTACGCCAGCCGCACCAGTAGCACCTTCTGGACCCTCCACACCCAAGGTCTCCCCAATGCTGGCTTGCCGAACATATGCCACCATTTCAGCCCAAGCACTTTCTGCACTGAGTTCTGCGGGATTGAAGTCCGGCATTTCTATGAATGGACCTTCTTTAAGTAGTGTGTCAAAAGCGCGTCTTATTTCTGGGTTGTTTTCCAGAATGTTAATTACGTCTTGCTGAAGGTCATCAATAAGGAACAACAATTCGTCTTGTTTTAGGTCGTAAGAAATAAAGTGTCTGAAGAACAACGACTGTCCCTTGTCTTCACCACTCAGTCTTTCTTCTTCTGAAAGACGCTCTTCAACATCAGGATACGGAATTGAATCTTGCCCATAGAGTTTTTTGTTTCTGTTGCGGACATTACGGCGTGCTTGCTGTTTAAGAATATTGTTCGCTACACGTTGGCCCACAGCCTCAAAAGATGGGAGTGTATCCCCCCTTGCCCAATACGTTGGTCCGTTAATAAACAGCTTTTCAATAAACTGACGATAAACTTCAACGTGGTTTACATCTGCGTTATCCATGCCCAAGTCGGCAAGGTTATTGAGCACAACAGCAAACTCCTGCTTTGCTTCCTTGGCGATGGCTCCCTTAGCCGTTTTCTTTGCTGTCGGACCAGCAATAAGAGGATGGTCGATCCTACTAAGTAAGATTGAAATTGCTTTTCTTATATTTGCTTTCGCCTCGCCGTCTATAAAGTTTCCATCAGAATCAACAAAGGGGCGCATGTCCTGACGAAGCTGGAACATCAAGGCGTGTAGCTCATATTCTGTGCGTAAAGCTGCTTCAGCATCACCACGGAATTCTTCTTCGATCTTACCACTTCGCCTCGACGATAGGATGCGGTCCAGATATTTCTTAGCAGCAAAAGGATCTCTGGTTGCTGCAACGGAACCACCTGCAATAACTTTTTCTTTTGCGAGAACAGCACGGTGCAAACCTTCAAGTTGGAGTGTCTGTCTTTCTTGGGCGTTAGCTATTTGATCAGCAATATTTTTATTAGCCTTATCGTCGAGTAGATCGAGATACTTTTTACGAGCGGCTTCGTATTCCTGATATTTTTTGTTTGCTTGCGCTTCTTTTTCCAGTGCCGCAAGTCTATCAACCAAGTCTTGGTTGTTAGGATCGTTTTGTATTTCCGCTTTTAGCTCACCTATACCAAAAACAAACTTACTGACCGAACCACTTTTGCCAAGTTTGTTGATCTTTTTCTCGGTATCAGCAAGCTCGTCAATTCTCCGTTGTAAACTTTTAACTTCTCCTTCTGCTTTTGTATACCTATCAAGATTGTCTTTAACATTCTCATCAGCAACAGCCAGAATTTTAGCAGCAGGAATTACAGAATTACTAAACTCAATGAGTGCAACACCAAGCTCCCCTTGCCTTGCAGACAACACCTCGTTAAGTCTGTCACTTTCTTCCCTTGTCTCGGCAATAAGGATTTGGTCTTGCGTAATACGAATGTCCTGTCTCAGCCTCTCTATCTCGGCGGCTGCACGTTTGCTGGAATAGCCAATAGACTCTAAAGCATTTTGCTGGTCTTCAATCGTGGCGTCCTCGCCAAGTTTCATACCCGCTATACGCTTTCTATCAGAAAGCCTCGCTTCTTCTTCCAAATTAACCTTACCTGCATTTTCAATAATGTCGTTAAGGTCATTAAGAAGATCCTCAACGGTAGTGATCCCTGCGCCGTTGGGGTTTTCTACTTCTGCTGTTTTGCCAGTCTTGTCATTTCTGAATAGTGACAACGATTTGAAAAGCCCAAGAAACCCAGCCTCCTTATCCAAGGCCACGCGAGAGAATGGAATGGTTGTTTCCTTCTTTCGCTTCATTGATTGGGCTACGCCATTCGCCCCAACACCAACGATATCAGTCACAACCAAATCACCATCTATTCTTTGGTAGCGGAAGGCTTTGTTTATACGACCTGTAAAACTATCCGGAATGATTATCGGGTGCTTACCCAACAACACAGACATGGCAATGGGGTCGTTGTCGAACACACCCACTCCATTTTTATAAACAAATGCTTTTGGCCTGTAACTGGTTGGTTGTGCTGGGAACAGGTTTGGGTCTTTTCTTTTCTTACCCTTAACTACTCTTCCTTTTTCAGAAGTAACTTCAGCCCAAGGTGAATAACCTGTAACTTTATCCACTGCTGTTATGACACTACCATTCGTAGGTCTGCTAACAGGCAAGACAGGATACAGTTGGTATATCCTTTTTGTTATCGCCCTGTTTAGGGATGGGTAAAAACCCTTAGCTTTTCTCTGTTTGGTAATACCAAACCTTTTGGTCTGGGACAAACCCGCTGGGGGCAATCCGTAATTTGCTATTGCACCAACTTCCGCGCTCTCCTCGGCACTTAAACGTAAGCCCTCCCAAGGCATTTTTGACGGCGCGTCTTTAGGGCCATATTTAAGATACTGGATAAATTTCTCTTTGGTGTTGTAGTTGGCCCCAACATCCTGCCGCCCAAATTCGTGCCACACCTTTTGTTTTGTAATGGGGTCAATCTTACTTGTAACCAGATATATGTTTCCATTTACGTCAACGGGTGTGATTGGGTTTTTGTCCCTGCCACGAAGCGGTTTTAACTGCAAGTTGCCGTTCTTATCTTTAATTATCTGCCCTTCTCTTAACGTATTCCCTCTGCCTTTAATTAAAAGAGGAGTGCCTTCGGCTTGTTTTTTTTGTGCTTCTTTAAGAAGATCCTGCGCTTTTTTGTTCCTACGAAGTTTAACAAGTTTCTGATACCGACTTGTAAGAGCCGCTTTTTTTTCTATCTCAAGAAGTGCCGCATTTATATCCCCAACCTCAAAGTCAAACTCAGCCTGTTGGATAGCTTTCTCGTAAGTGTCTTCAATCTCCTCAAAAGCATCACGCTGCTCTTTTCTTTCTGCCTTTGCTTCCTTGTCATTTTTTTTGTCTAGGAGTTCAATTAGTTTTTCACGCGCTTCTTTGAAAGTGAGCAAAGGTTTTTTACCATCGCGGACTTTAACAGGATCATTTAGTTTTTTACCTAGTTCTTTGATCCTGTTGAGCATGTCATTGTGCGTTGCACTTTCTGCCTCTGCTCGCTGCTCTAAACCACCTTCTTCAAAAACAGGGACACCACCAGAAGTAACACCTGAGAAATCAGTTCTATCTTTCTTTACAGGCTTGATCTCAATATCGGCCTGCTCGACAGTATACTGTTTTCTTAGTTCTTCTACTTTTTGATTAGCTTCTTCCTGTGTGCCAAAAGAAGCAACAAGTTCGGCTTTAGGTTCCTTGGGCTTCTTGGTTCTTTTCCTAGTTGTCTTAGCTGCTCTCTTGGCTTCCTTCTTATCAGTTACTATCTCGGATAGCTTGACCTCAACTTCTGCGCCCATCTCTTTATCCTCAACCAGAATAATACCTTCGTCGGTTATCTTTCTGACTTCTGCGGTCTCAAGTTCTTTTGCATTAGGATAAGGTAGATACTTAATTGTTTCACCAACCTCTGGCATCGGGGCCAACTCCTCCACTTCCTCTTCCTCTTCTACTTCCTCCTCTACTTCTGGTTCTGCTTTTTTAGTTATGAAAACTTGATACTCAGTAACCTTCGCTACTTCAACATCCCCAACTTCTACTTTCTTTCTTTTCTTAACAGGAACACTTACCGGAACAATTTCGGCCTTTAATCCTGTAACATCCTCTACATTCTTAGCTTCTTTTTGAGCTTCTTTTTTAGTGCTGAAGTAACCGCGAGAAATAATGTCCGTTATGCTGCCATCATCGGATACGGTTCTTTCTGCATTAGGCGCAACAACAAAAGGAGCAGTGTCATTTGAATCATAAGTAACTTTTGTGATCAGTTGGAACTTAGTCACCGTTTCGATGCCCTCGTCACCTGTCTGCTCACTAACAGGCTTGGTGTTAAATATTCTTTCGACTCCAAGACTTGTGCCTGCAACAACACCAACTTCTCCTCGGTCTTCCATCCGAAGCCTGTCTAATTCAAAATATTCTTCTTTGGTTAAGCCTAAGTCTTCAAGCGGCTGCGGACCAAGAGTCGGGGTTTTAATCGGCCTCCCCTTCTTGGCAGCCAGTTCAACTATTTTCCGCTGGGCTGCTGCAAACTCCTGTATCTTTGCATCTACAAAATCCTGTTGCTGCTCAGAAAGAGGTGACGCCAACTTGCCGTCTTTGTCTTTCTTAAAGCGGTCTTTTACAAGAGCAGCAAATTCAGGGTCATAAGATTCCCACAAAGTCTGATCCATAGTCAGTAAGTGTGGTTTTGTTTCCAACTTCTCACTAAGCTCAGGAGTTAGATTTTTATCCGCAGGAACTAAATCGTTGGTGTAAACAATACCTTCTCCCGCTTCATCAAGAATGAACACTGATTGATCATCCTCTTTGGTGACATCTCTTTCCATCTGTGCGAGTCGCGGACCCATCACAGATTCAATTTCTTCCTGTATGTCTTCTTCTGATACAGTATTAAATGCACTAAGAAACTCTTCTAGTGTTTCTGGCGGGGCGTCTTGTGTTTCCGCTAAAGTTTCAGCATCAATGTCGCTCTCTGTTACAACCTCTTGTTGAGGCATTGTATACAGGTCTGCTTCCAGTATGTCTTTTACGACATCGGCGGTTACCTCACTGTTAGCTTCCTTAAGGCGATCAGTTATATCTGTAATAATCCGTTGCTCATACGCACGGGCTTCTTGAACCTCCCGCATCCTGTCGGGACGAACGCGCCTTGCTGCCGAAGAAATTACAGGAGCGGCAGAACCCATGATGCCACCAAGCACACCAGCATAAAGTGAGTGCTTCATATGGTCAAAAATAGGAGTGTCCTGCTCCAGACCAGCATCAGTAACAAATGTATTTACAAATTCATCCAATGCCTCTTCTGCAAATTCTGCGCTGCCTGCTTTTAAAATCCCTTTGCCAAAAAAGTTTTTACGCAAAACAGACTTGGCTGACTCTTTAATTGCCGACTGCAAAAGTGCATCCGATACACCATCAATAGAGACATGATCTGCTTTTTGAATTATACGGTTAGAAATGTCTTTGAGGTTCCTGTAGGACATCCCGCTAAGAAGCGCATCTTCCATACCCCCAACACCAAACGCAGAAAACGAACCAGTAATTAAACCAGTTACGGTCCCTGCTACCATGCCTGTCCCAAGTGCTCGATCATGCGCGTCTTCTTCTGAGGCTCCCGACTTGAGCATCTGGTTGTAAACAGTGCCGTAAGTAGCCCCCGCCGAACGGTTAGCCGCAGTGAGTCCTATTGAACTTACAGTGATAGCTCTGAGGTTTACTTTGTTGTAAGCCTCCAGCGCATCAAGAGCGGTCTTGCTTGTTGCGTTCCGAATTAGGTTCTGGGCTGCAAGGTTCTCGGCAAGGTCTGCGGTTTCTTGCCCCGCCTTACGCCTAAAGGCATTTGTGGTCAAAGCCTTTAGCACACCCTTTTTGGTCATGCTGGAATACAAGGGCGCTTTTGTAGCAGCAAGTGATGTAGCTGCTGCGCGGCCACCAAACTTTGACAGAAGAGCAGTAGCTCCAATATCTACTGTTACTTCAGGGGCCAGTTTAATCAGGTCTTGGGCCATCCCCAATTTACCCCCAAAAAGTTCTGCAAGTTCCCGCCTTTGGTTATTGTCCTCTGCAATATCTTTTAGGTGTTCTTTAGCCCAATCAGCACCACCCAATGCAAACACTGTGGAGAACGCAGAAGTAAGAGGTCTGTAGAGATCGCGCCAGCCAAGGTCTAGGTCGCCAAAAATAGTATCGGCGTAAGTGCGGTTGTCTGGGTTAGACGTAAAGGCAGACAGGATGTCTCTGTCCTTAAGCCCACTTTTTCTTCCTTTGTTAAGGTGGTCTAACCAATCTTTAGATAGCTCTGATTCAGTAAGTTTTTTACTTATATCAACAAAGTTAGTCGTGAGGAAAGAATCACGCTCTGTCCGCAGAGCTTCCTTGGTAGCTGCCGAAATGTCTGACCTAGCTTCAAGCGCAGATTCAAAAAGATCGTCATTCAGTTTTACAGCGGCAGGGACATACGGAAGTCCATAACCGTCTAACCTGATATTATCACCTACGTTAGACTCATCCTTAAAAACCTTCATAGGGGCGTTATTAACAACCACCTCTTGAAGAGCAGTCCGCACTGCGTCTGGGTCTTTATTGTATTTATTGGAAATTTCCATAACGGTTTCATCAATGTCTTTTGACATCGCACGATCAACCGCTTCTTCTCTTTCTGTCCCCAAAGGTTTTGGATCGGATATTGTCCCGATCATGTTCTCAAAGAACTTTCTTACGGGCAAAGACACCCGCTTGCGAAACCCTTCTTCAAAATGGTCAAAGGAACTATAGTCGTTCTCAGCCATTCGTTTACCCAACGCTTCTACTTGGATAGCAATTTTGGGGTCATTTTTTATTTCTGCATGGATTAGCTTTTCTAGCTCACTCAGTTGGACAAGTTTATAGCGCGGTGCGCTCATACCCTCGGGTGTGTCCAACAGTCCTGTAGATTGGATCTCCAGCGCATCAGCCATGTTGACACCGCCCCCTGCTTCGCGTGACCTGCGAAGGGCTTCGTGCATTGGTATTTGCATGGCAGCGTCCCCAGCTTTGACATAGCTCCGTCCGTCTTCACTCGTAAATCGAGCAAAAGCTATCTCTCCTGAGTCCAGCTTGGACTGCAACACGGCATTGCGTGTTCTGTTTACTGAAGATTCAGCCTGCTCCAGAATGGACTCAAGTTCTTCCGGAGTGGCTGTGTCTTTCTTAGCAAGGTATGCGGCTCCATTATGCCAATCATCTTGCTCCAGCCCTGTATGGGCAACCATGTCCCTAACCTGTTTCTCAAAATCAGGTTTACCGTAAGCGTCAATCCGGCTGGTTACCTCATCTTTATTCTCATTAGTGAGCAACCCTTTACCAACAAGCGCAGCCCCCAACTCTTCTTTGATCTTGCGCTCAATACCACCGTTGTATGCTTCAGCTTTTACATACTCTTCACGGAGATAATCACCATACCCAAGGTGCCCCTCAAGAGGGTCTTGGATGTCTTGATTTTTTAACCAGTCATCGTAACCGGAAACTTCGATTCTCTGATCTGCGGTAGGCTCGGAAGGCAGAATATCTTCTGCTCTTTTTAGGACATCCAATGGATTAAACTGTTCTTCTGACATAGCAGTAAGACTTGGGTATGTAATTTTAACTAACTCTTCTTATGTAAAACTTATGTTTATTCCCCCCAGCTACCTACACTGGTGGTTGCGGTTGGTGCATTATCACCAGAAGCTATTGCTCCTGTAAGGACACCATACCTATCAAGATTGACGCGCCTCAAATTAAGTAGCTCTCTCCGCAGAAGCGGGATAAACGTAGACATATCTGTTGCTTGTGCGGTAAGTGCCTGCGTTTCTTCAGGCGTCCTGTTACCTTGGCGAGCAATTTCTTGTGCGAGGAAAATAGCCTCATTCTTGGCTTCTTCCGTGTAAATCTTTGGTTTAGTGCGATCAACTTTTGGTGCGTCATCGCCATACTGACCAGCCGCTTCCCCCGCAAAACTAGCAGCAGTATCAGCCGCTGCATACATGGTATCCAGATTATCAATCCGCTTTTGTAGCGTGTCGAAGTATTGTGTTTCTTCAGTCAGATACTTAATCTGATTATCTCTACCTGCTTGTGCCAGAGCTGCGTCTTTCTTTGCTTTTTGACCCGAAGCAAAATCAGTAATTGTAGTATCAGGCCCATAGCCCTGTTGCCCAAACTGAAATGCTCTATTAAACTCTTGGGACTCTTGAGCTTTTTGCGCTCCGATAGATGTCTGGTATGATTTGAAAAGATTCCCCAACGCAGGAACTCTTGCAATTTCTGAAGCATACTGCCCCTGTAACCGCGCTGCTTGACTGGACTTTTCAAAGGGATTGAGAGAGGGATCTTTATCAATAGCGTCCAACTGGCTAACCACGACAGGCATACGCTCTGCAATACTGGATTCCATTTTGGCGTCTTTAATTGATTTTTCTAAATCAAACTTAGACTTATCAAATGAAATCTGAGACGCACGTAATGCTGCTCGATGCGACTCCTGCGCCATCATAAACCTTTGACGGTCCATCTCTTGTTTATCCCGCCTAGCTTGAGCTGCCTCATATGCATCCTGCATCGGTATAAGTTCAGTCTGAAGACCGCGCATTATCCGATCCCTCTCAGTCTGACTCATACCTTCAGTGGGCATCATGGCAGCGATTGTTTCAGGACCAAACAATGCGCCTTTCATCCCAGCCGTCATAGCTTCTGGTTGAAGCTCCCCGTATAAAGCATCGGGAGTGGTTGGGTTATACCTGCTCATTTAAGTATAGTAGATGGGATATTAGTTTGTTTGAAATCCCTAGTTATGGCTGGTCCATCTTGATACGGAAGCATACGTCTCCGCATAAGATCCTCCATGTATGCTTTTCTAGCAGCATCTGCGGCTCGTCCATCTTGTGTGGTTACCCCACCAGTTTCAGTTTTTGGACCTCTCCCAACTGTTCTCCTTGCCCCAACAGATCCTGTGGTTAGCCCACCTCCGCTTGTGGTGCGTTTATGGAAATCAGCATAAGACTCACTAAACCCTTTATCCAAAAGTCCTTTATTGCGAAGGAACATACGAACTTGAGGTTTTGAAACACCAAGTTCTTCCCCACGCTTAAAGGCTTCCACCATAATTCGTTGCCGAGTTTCTGGGTTTTGAAATGCACTGGAAGGAGAGTCGTCATACCCCAGATCACTTTCGAGTCCTTTAGCAAAAGCTATGCGGTCTTTCTTAAGCTGTTCGGCCTTAGCTGCTTTCTTTTCGGACTTCTCTTGCGCTTTCTTTTCTGCTCTTGCGGCTCTTTTTTCTTTGCGAGCTTTTCTTTTATCAAGAGCGGCTGCTGCTTGCATGGGGAACATAGATAAAGCATCGCGTGTAGCATCAACTCCGTAGCTCCTTGCAGCTTGTGCTTTGGCTTCTTCTTCTTGGGCAAGAACAGCTTGGCGTCTAGCCTTAAATCCAATTTGCGGATCAAAAATAGCCTTTCGTTCTCTATTAGAAAGTTCGCCATCTTTGTCAGCATCAAACATGGCCATAAGAGTTTGAGGCTCTTCTTTGGCTAATCTTGCAAACTCCTTTCGGTCTTCTGCGTCAAAGAATTTTCCAGCCTTGCTGCTCGTTGCCCCTTGCCGTCTTTTCATCACCTCTTCATAAGAAAGAGGATCTCTGCCTGCTCTTTCAGCGGAGAGCTTTTCAATCTCCATCACCCGCCGTTTTTCAGCCGCTGAAAATTCTGGGTCTCCTGCACGGCCTTCCAAAAAGGCCCTCTCTGATCCCATCCCTTCCGCCACAAACGCAGAGGGTAAAAATTGTTTTCCTACACCTTCGACCCCTTCAAACAACTTACTAACACGGCGTTGCCTGTAGTCTCTAAGTTTTTCACCAGCTTGTATTTGTTCGTCACCAATCAAGCCTTTCTCCCCGTGCGCCATAGGATCGTAACCTTTACCTTTATCAGTAAAAATTTGCTCCCCCACCTGACCCATAGTTTGGCCAAACGCAGATAAAGTTCCAACAGGGTCAAGTTGTGCCTCAAGAGCACGTCCAGCCCCGCCAAGAACGGTCCCCAAAGCAGTAGATGGTTTTACCAACTCTCCCGTGTCGGGATCATATTGGGCATTACCATAATCCCGCGCAGCCCATCTGCTAAGGTCTTGTTCACGGCGCATCTGAGCTTGTTCCCCGCTACCAAATCTTTGTGCGGCATCTACCGCCATGACACCTAAATACAAAGGTGTTGCTCTTGCAGCGTATTTCCCAGCAGCAGCAAATTTAGATGGACCTGAACCATGTATGAATTGTGTGTATCTACTTGGAACTTTAGGTCCATGCATAGGCCCCCTAGTAGAAGGGACGCGAGGAGAAGTCGTAGGGCGATTGCCTACTGCGTAGGCTGGATGAGAAGCTGGTAGGCGTAAACCTTGCCGCATAGGGCTAGGGTTGTAAGGGGTCGGGGCGAAGGGGCCATGAACAGGATTGCTAACTGGCGGGGTTAGTCTAGGACGAACTGGACTAGCTGGACTTGTCGTGGGCCTTCTTAATGGCCCTAAGTTTCTACGTTGCCCTCGTCCTCTTGATGGCCCTAGATTTCTTCTATTGCGGCGGTTTCTTCTTCCTCTGCTCATAATTAACTAAATTATCCTCCTTGTCCGATTCGTGAGTTAGGGTTCCTACCCAACCCCCTGTAAGGGGCCATAGGAGAGTCTTCGCTAATAGACGACTCTCCAACTGTTCCAGTAGTTAGACCACCAGTAGTTAGACCACCAGTAGTTAGACCACCAGTAGTTAGACCACCAGTAGTTAGACCCCTATTTTGCTGTGCTTGCTGTGCTTGCTGTGCTTGCTGTGCTTGCGGCACTTGCTGTTGGGCACGGGCCAACAATCTTCTTCTTCTTTTTTTACGCCTTTTATCTCCAGACACTTTTTTTCTGTCTTCCTCCTTAGAAGGAAGACTTGTGCTCTGTGGTTCTGGAAGCGATTGCGCCCCTTGAGTGTTACCTTCAAACCCTGACAAATAATCAAGTAAAGGGTTTCCGGAACTAAAACTACCAAAATCAGGGAAAAGAGGCGAAGACATAGCAAAAATGCTAAAGTGCTTAGAGATATTATGTATTTAAGGGGGGCGTGTCAATCCAGCAAAACTGCCCCAGAATTCTGTAATGCGGCCCCTAACTGCTTGATCGTCTTGGGGGGTCGCTTGAAATTCTTGTCACCTTCCTTTGGGGGGTCCACCGCCACAAGCCCAAGCCGCTGACGGGCACAATCAAGGGCCAAAAACGCAGCGTCCGCAAGGTCTGGGCTGCGTCCGAAACGGGCCTTAAACTCAGGTTTAGATTCTATCTTAACACGGAGGGTGCCGCTTTTGACCATATCATAGTTGCGGGACGTTATCTCGCTGGCCAGATCAGTGCTCACTCCGAATACTTGTCGAGTCCGCATCAATTCTTTGCCAACGAACCAAAGCTCCGACACTCTGTTCACATATAACTCTTCACCAATGAGTTGGCTACTGGCGCTGACCCGTTTATCGCTGGCTCGGCCCCCGAATCCTACCCGCATAAACCTATTTGACCATTCTCCTGCCAACACATCGCAGAACGGAGCACCCGCACCAGTCGCATCAACGGCTACATTTTCAGGCAGGATGTTTAACTTTTCGCAATGTTCCTTAATCTGACGCACAATCTGGTAGGTCCGTGGCACTGCTTTATTGGTCGCGTCATCGTTAAGATGGACTGCTTCCCCGAACTCTAGCACGTAATGACCGTTATTATTATAACCCACTGTGGCTGTGTATAATATGGTGCGGTCGCCCCCATTCGTAAATGCGGGGTCAACCCCAGCCACCTTGGTTACCCCGCCCTGCCAGTCAACACGCTGAAGCGCACCGCTCATGGTTAGCTCGTTCTCGTTGTAGATGCCTGTGGCTTCATCAGAATCAAAGAACACCGCCCTGACCATTCGCATGTAGCCTCGGGATTCCTCTCCCAGCAGGGCTTTATCCTCGTCAAGTTTTTGCTGGGTGGGGAGCCACGGATAAATAACATCCCCCGCCAGAATGTTGGGGCTGCGCTCACCATCTAACCGGATGTAGCGGCCACCCCACTTGGTTTTCCAAGTATCATCAACATTTGTTTCCACTGAGTCCCAACCATTTTTTGGCTCAGACCAGACCCCAAAAGCGTCAAATCGGCTGTTGGGGTTGGACATCCCTATTAACTGAAATGTGGGGTTTTTAGATAAGTTCGATAGCCCCGCTTGTAAGATGGCCTCAGATAGTTCTGAAAGCTCGTCACCAATCAAGATAACTCGTTTTTGTTTAATACCGATAAACTTACCAACTGCCTCACGGGTCTTACTTTTTTCTGCGGCAATCAAAGAAATACCTGCTCTTTCGATGAGCGTGCCGTTTTCATCAATGTAAGCCGCGTTACCAATAGAGTCCCTAATCTTAATTGGTGCTCCTTCAATGACGGTTAAAAGAGACATTACGGAACCCCAAATACGTTTACGGGCTTCCCTTAACGTGGTTGATGTCATCAGGACTAAGGTATCCTTCGGTTGAGACAACCAGTTTACGATTCCCCATGCCGCCATCGTATGTGATTTTCCGGAAGAAGCTGACCCCCCAATGGAAAGATATTTGTTGTTTAACGCGGCCCGAATCATTTGTGTGGCCCAAGGATGTTTCACCATTAACTTTTCTGGTAAGTCTGCGTTGTTCCAAAGCTCATCGCAAATGCGCCAGAAATAGAACTCCTTGGCGCGCACAGAATCATGGTGGGCGAAGCCATACAGCAACCCTGTCAAGACACTCGTTGGAGGTATCAGTAAGCCACCGACATCCATCTTCTTTGTTTTGGGGTCAATTCGTGGCTCTAGTATCGCCTTGATGGACCGCTTCTTCTTGGCCATAATTAAAGAGTAACGTAATAAAGATCGTGGCTGCTGACAAACCTAAAGAGACCCTGCAAGAACGGGCGGTAAAGCTCTACAACGCAGACTGGAAAACAGTCGCAATCGCTAAGGAGCTGGGAGTGCATTCAGGAACAGTGCGAAGGTGGTTCAAAAAAATGGGACTCCCCCCACGCAAAAACAACAGCGGTATGTCGTATGAGCAACCACAAACAACGGTTAGCCCAGACGCTGAAGTTGAATTCGATGCTGACGAATTAGCTAAAGACTTAGAAGACAACCTAGATAAGAGAACAAGAGAAGCAATCTTATCAGCGCAGCATGACGCTCGACTAGAAGAGGACCAAGCCATTTTGGAAATCGCAGAAAGTCAGACCACCCCAGCAGAAAAATACCAGCACTACATTGCTGCCGCTGGTATTAAGCTAATGCGAGATAATATTAAAAATCTCAGGGGGCCTAGAACGGTGAAGGATCTTGATCAACTAGACCAGATTATACGCAGAAGCCTTGGTCTAAATGCAAAAGCAGGAGGAAACAGCAAGATGCAAATTGACATCTCTATCCTGAATAATGGGAAAGCCGACAAAGGTAAGGGCAGCGTGCAACCAGTAATCGACATCGAACCAAATGATAAGTGATTTTGATGGGTCGGGTTTTGATTATGACCCAATGGACGACCCTTTTGCAGAGCGGCAACTTAGCTTTAATTGCTACGCTGTTGCAGACGACAAAGAAGAGGGGGAATACAAACCTAAACTTGTTTTATTCTCTGAGCTTAAAGAGGCTCTTCTTGGAGTTGTGGAGCACCCGTCCCACCCATCAGTGGCGTGTTACTCCTCCAGCATGACACTCTCTATTTTAAAATCCAAACATGGGCTGACAGAACCACAAGCAAAGTTGGCGCTAGAACAGTTAATGGACACTGATCTGGGTCCGGAGTCTCCTTGTTTTTTAGATACGAGCATCATTGATGAATGAGTAATCTACTACAGAACAGGAGAGTGGAAAAAAACCCGAAGGTTCTTCTTCGTAAAGATGACCCTTTAAAAAATGATTTTACGTTTAATGTGCAAGAAAGGGTCGGCAAATTTTACAGGGTAGTTCCGGCCAACGCCAGAGATGTGGCGTATATACGGGCGCTGCAAAAAGGATACGACTACTTTGCTCCAGCCGAAGGCAACGGATTGATTATATCGGCGCACGCAATCCCGCACTAAAGTGATTATAGTAGGTGTAGATAACGGTCTGCAAGGGGGGCTGTGTGCTGTCTCTGAATTTGATGGGGGCATTGTAGATAAGATTCCCATGCCCACCATGCAAAGGTCTAAAAAGACCGAAATTGACACGGCAAAAATAAAAAAATGGCTCCTCGATTTAGAGACCCCCTTCGTCCTTGCTGTTGAGGAACCATTAGGGTTTGCCAAAAGTTCACAGGCTGTGCGATCAATGGCTCTTAGTTTTGGGAAATTGATGGGCATGGCTGAATGTTGTGGTTTTGAAGCAACCCGTATTTCGGTTCACAAGTGGCAGAAACAAATGCTTGGCGCGATGGCTAAAGGGAAATCAAAGGTATTCGCTTTAGGTATGGCACAGGAACTTGCCCCCGAAGAGAACTGGCTGAAGAATAAAAGGTGCCGCACACCCCATGACGGCATGATTGATGCGTTTCTTATTGCGAGATACTATTTGACTCGCGTGCAGAAAAATTAGTAGACGGGAGGACTATGAGTTCTCCACACGCTGACAGAGACCACGCCGAGTTTTCACCATCGGCATTGAAGTATATCGCAAAATGCAGTGGTTACCACGGCAAGGATGGCACAAGCCCCGCTGCTGAGAAAGGCACCCGTATCCACGAAGCTCTGGAGGTGCGTGACCCATCAGGATTGAAAGGCGCTGACGAGGTGGCAATCTACGAGCAGATTGTAGAAGAGGAAGATGCTTTCCTATTAGCCGCAAGGGGGGACAACAAAGACAGTTCGGACCACATGGAAATCGCCCTCGACATCAAGTTGAATGACGGTGTGTTGACATGGGGGACTTGTGATCGGCTCACCATATTCGACAACAACACTGCGGTCATGGCTGACTACAAGACAGGAGTGTCGAAGATAGACCCACCTGAAACGAACTGGCAAGCGTGGGCATACACCATCGGTGCTTTCCAAGCATTTGAAGACCTTACTGAGATCACTTTTGTATTCTATGTCCCTCAGCGAGAGGTAACCCTGCACCACACATTCAAGAGGCGTGATATCGGGGCGCTGCAAGCCGCCATCACAAGTGTCATCAAGTCGGCCTCAATCACTAGGCCCAAGTGGGAAAAGGGAACGCCCGATATGAACACACTCAAACCAACCGCGCACTGCATCTACTGTCGGCATGAAGAACGGTGCCCTGCTTTGGGAGGACTCGCTATCTCAGTTGCAGCACAACTCGATAACACCCTGCCTGAATTCCAAATTGGAGCTGTCGATGATCCTGTGGAACTGGAGAAGATGTTTGCCGTCAGCAGCACCTTGTCCAAGTGGGCAGAAACGATTCGTAAGAAAGCAATCGCTGTTGCTAAAGACGGGGCTGAATACGACAACTTCAAGTTACGCTCACTTGGCTCACTGCGTAAAATCTCTGACCACACAAAGTTGGTTGAACTAGCCAAAGATTACGGAGTTACGGACGAAGAGTTGCTGGAAGTTGCCTCTCTCACGGTGACCAAAGTTGCCAAGTGCCTAGCCGCAAACGGGGTGCCAGAAAAAAATGTGGAAGAATTTCTTGACGCTTGCGAAGAGAAGGACATTATCACCCGCACTTCGGAGAGATGGACTCTTTCGGAGAAGTAACAGAGTAGCATTAAATATTAACATGAGTGATACATCAGCATTAGTTGAACAAGACGATCCGCAAAACGAGATTGTCCCCCACACTGGTGGGTTTGAGATTACGGCAGAGGACATCGACATCCCCCGCCTTAACGTGGTGCAAGCAGTGAGCCAGATTGAAGCACCTCACGGAAGCATCGTTATTGACAAGCGTCACGTTCTCGCAGAGGTGAACCAACCCGTTACGGTTCTTCCGGTTTCTGCCGTGAAAGGTTTCCGTGAGGATAAACCCTTTGGGGTCGGAGAGATGGGACGGTCTGTCTACACTCCGGAGGATCTTGCAGAACTCAAAAAGGATAGTGAATACCCGATCATTGAGTTCGCCAATATCACCCTTATGTTTCCGGAGCCTGAAGAGGCTAAAGGAGCGGGGGCTTACCCGTTTCCCATCGGAGGGAAGAACTATGCACTTGGTCGCTTGAACGTGGCTAAGATGGCTTACTCTCAAACCTTCAAGCGGCTGGCGACTTACGGCCAGCTTAGGGGGCCGGATGATCCTCCGTTCAACGTCTTCTGGGAACTGGAGTCGATTAGCATCGACGGAAAGGTGACTTACTACGCTCCTAGCCTTCGGCAGAAGGATACGGAAGAGAAGCCCGATCCGGAGGTCATAGCCTTCATCAAGCAGTTCACTCAGTAGTAGGCATGGCTAAGAAGAAAAAGAAGCCAGAGCTTGTCGAGGTGCAAGACCCTACGACCAAGATCGTTAATGCCGAGATTGATAAACTGACATTAGCGATTGATGAACTGGACTCCAAGATTAGTGAGGCTGTGGAAGCACGAACTAATCTGGATTCCCTCAGAACCTGTATGCAACTAGGTCTCGACCAAGTGCATAAACAGACTGAGGTAAGTTTTGAGGACTCCCCCGATATTGCGGTGGGTGAAGACGGTGAGGTAACACTCACCTTTGAAGCTAAAAGCGATTGATAATTACAGAGGTGTTGGAAGGGTAATACGGCGGGGTTTTCTTGTTTTCTCTAGTTAATTCATCGCCTGTCCAGTAACCGTATAAAAGCTGGGCAACCAACATCTCTATTAGCTACCCCCGCTTCTTTCAGTATTGTATGGTGTGTGTCTATGTTGCTGATTGAGGCGGGGGTTTTTTAGACCTGTGGAAACTTACGCTCTAGATTTTGAAACGTATTACGATAAGAGCTGCTCAATAAAAAACCTCGGTTCTCTTGGTTATTTTTCCCACCCCGAATTTGAAGCATATATGGTTTCGGTGGTGGGGACGGATGGCACCAAGTTTGTTGGGCACCCTGATTTCTTTGATTGGCACACCCTAAACGGGAATATCGTAATCGCACATAATGCCTCCTTCGATGAAACCCTACATCTTTATGGAATTAAAGAAGGGTGGTGGCCGGAAGCCAAACCGCAAGCATGGTTTTGCACAGCGGATATGGCGGCATTTTGTAAACTTCCTCGCTCGCTTAAAGGAGCGGCTGAAGAATCGCTTGGGTATGAAGTAAGCAAGTCCACCCGCGACCGGATGTCCGGAAAGAGGTGGGACAAGCTGAAACCGGAAATCCAGAAAGAGGTGTGTGATTATGCCCTCAAGGATGCCGAGCTGTGCCTTGAACTCTGGCTAAAACACAACGAGCACTGGCCTGAGACGGAAAGGGCTATAAGCCACCTCAACAGGAAAATTGTGCAGGGCGGCATCCCTATCGACATTGACCTGTTAAAGAAGCAACTTGAAACCATTAAGGTTGAACTGTTCAACGTGGAACAGTCGATCCCTTGGAACGGTGAACGTCCACTTTTAAGCAGGGCGGCATTCAATGACGAGTGCCGCAAGGTGGGACTGGAGCCTCCTGCCAGTCTAGCGGCTAGTAACGAGGAATCACAAAAATGGATAGATACCCATTCGGCGGCACATCCGTGGGTTGGGGCGGTAAAAAACTGGCGGCGTATCAATGCCCTAAAGAAGAAAATAGAATCTTTTGATTATGCCACCATGCCCGACAACCGATACTACGGAGGCATCATGTATTTCGGAGCACATACAGGGCGCTTCAGTGGATCGGGTGGGAACTTGAATCTCCAGAACTTACCACGCAGTGAAATGTTTGGTGTCAACCTGCGACACCTGATTGCTACTGAGGAAAGTAAACGTCTTGTGGTGGTGGATCTCAGTCAGATCGAAGTCCGCACCCTTTGCTGGCTGGCAAAGGATGATGGCATGCTGGATGAGATCGCCAACGTGGATGACATCTACGAAGCATTCGCCATCCGGTTTAAGATGTGGAGTGAGGAGTCCGGATCTCTGAAGAAGAAAAATCCAGCACTAAGGCACAAGGTAAAACAGATGGTCTTGGGCTGTGGTTACGGAGCAGGTAAAAACCGCTTCAGGGAAATGTCTGGTATGACCCAGCATGAGGCAAACACAGCCGTCGATATTTACCGGACGCACATGCCTACGGTGACCAGACTGTGGGCCAAATATAACGCAGACATCAAAGCGAGCTGCGCCCATAAGATACCGTTCTCTGTCACCTTGCCAAGTGGCAGGGTTTTGGATTACGGGATAATCAAGCGGGGGGCTGATTTTAAGGAAACGGCTTTGCTGCCAAGAAACGGAAAACGGGTGCCTATCAAACTGTGGGGTGGGCTGGTTGCGGAAAATGCTTCTCAAGCACTGGCGCGAGATATATTCAGTGACATGCTACTGCGCGTCAGCAGTGCGGGGCATAATATCGTGTTCCATGTCCACGATGAAATGGTGATCGAGGTTGACGCGCAGGACGCAGAGAAGGTTTACAAGGGGGTGGTGGATATCATGTCGCAACCCCCTGAGTGGATTGACCTGCCACTTGATGCTGAAGGAGCAATACTTACAAGATACGAAAAATGATTACATATAGATATATTAAGAACCTTAGAGATAACAAAACTCAAAAGAGTAACGACCTATCCTTAATCAAAAAAGTAAAACCTAAGTTTAGAAAGAAGGCAGATTACAGGGCATGGTGCGCGAACAAGACAACTGACCATGTGTTCTACAGCATGGTTGAGGGGGATGCTCCTTCTGAGCGGGTGGCGGGGGACAACCCACCGAATTGTATTTACGGTGTAGTTGCAGACTATGATGCCCCTGTGCAGTGGGCCAATGTGGATGGAGACATACAAGTTAAATGCAAAGAGTATCCACCAACTTGGCGTTCTAAAACACAGTCTGGTTACATTCGACTGGTCTGGGAATTTGAAGAAGGTTTACCCATCTCCCCGCAGATGTTCGACCTCTTTATGAAGAATATAAAATTTACCCTTAAGCTAGACAAGGTGTTTGCGGGGTTTGACCCTACATCATTAAAGGCATCGCAGTATTTTGAATTAGGTGAAGACTGGACAAAGATTGGGACACCAATAGCAATAAACATTGCCCAAACAGCCTTGTTTAAGGCAGCAGCAGAAAGGCCCCCGCAAACAAGTGATACATCTATCCCTATTGATGTGGTTGCTGCTGAAATCGAAGCGCGATTTCCCAACAGATGGGTCGGTGATTTTGAAGTCGGTGCTAGGGGTCCACTTTTCTGGGTGGATGATGGGGTAGACCGTGAAGGGTGTCAGGTAACAGAGGATGGAATGCTCTGCTACTCGGACAGGGCGGGTAAAGGGTTCCTTAGCTGGAGAGAAATTCTCGGCCCCAAGTTCGTAGAGGAATACGAGCAGCAGAAGATGGGTAACCTGTTGGATGAATACTGGTTTAATGGGCGAACCTTTTTCAAATTACTCTTTAACACAGCAGTGCAGATCCCACGGGAGCAACTAGTCTTGGAGCTGAGGCAGATGGGTTTTTCTGTGAGACTTAAAAAGGGTCAGACTCTCTCGGAAGTGGAAGCTGCTATACTGGTCATCAGTAACCAGAATCGGATCAGCGAAATCGCACCTGTGATATTTTCCAACGAACGGGTTGTGGAGTGCAACGGTAACCGTATTCTTAATACTTCAACTATCGAACCTGTTGAACCAGCAGATGACGGTGACCCAAAAAACTGGCCCTTCCTCCATGACTGGCTGCACCAATTATTTGAGAACTCAACACCCCAACCGACTAGCGACTATTTCTTTGCGTGGCTCAAACGGTTCTACACTGCTGTGCTGGAGAAGCAACCGTATCAAGGACAAGCCCTGATTCTGGTAGGTCCGACAGGGCGCGGTAAGTCACTTTTATCAAACAGAGTTATCTCCGGACTGGTTGGTGGGTTCTCTGACGCTTCGGATTACCTGTCTGGGCACACAAAATTTAACAAGGATCTAGGTCGAGTAGCTGCATGGGTAATTGACGATACAACCAGTGCGAGTTCATTTCAGGACCAAAGAAAGGCAACAGAGCTAATTAAACGCGCCGTAGCCAACCCTAGAATCGAATACATGGCTAAATATGCGGACGCGATCTCAATTCCGTGGTCTGGGCGCGTTATCTTATCCTTAAATATGGATGCAAATAGCCTATCCGTTATACCCGCCCTCGATAGCAGTAACCGAGACAAGCTGATGGCACTACGTGTGCGGGATGGTGCGACCAGTGACTTCCCCCCAAACATGAAACTGGAAGCGACTATTGAAGAGGAACTGCCGTTTCTGGCCAAGTGGCTTATGGACTGGACCCCGCCACAGGAGGTAGAGGACTACGGACGATTTGGGGTGGTCAGTTTTATAGACGAATCCGTGGCGTCTGCGGCTTACGACAACTCCAGTAGATCAGCAGTAGCGGAACTGGTGGAGATATTCTCCAAGCGTTGCCGAGACGTTAATCCGAATATGGTAAATTGGGAGGGCACCCTGACAGAATTTCAGGTGATGCTCCACGACATGAACAACGGGAGAAGTGTGGGTATGAGCAACAATCTGGAATTTGTAAGGCGGGGCATGTCCACCTTGGAAGAGGCAGGGAAAACTAATAAAAACATACGCCCCGTGCACTCTTCGGGTAAGGGAGGGGGTAAGGTGTGGGTTGTGAACATAGAGGAAAAGTTTGACATCTCCAAATCTTCTCCTTAAATAAACTTATGACGGGAAAATCAGAAGAAGAATACAGTGATGAGGAGGATCTGGATAGCGTGGAAGCGCAAATCCAGTTCACCAGAGACGACTATCGACTCCTCACAAACAAGATCAAGCACTACACAAGAGAACGAAGCAGGATGGAAAACGTCCTCCGGAAGCTAAAGGCCCGTGCAGCGAGAATCAAAGACTGGCAGCAGGACGAAGACATTTGATGGGGACATGATACCCATCCACCTTGTAGGTAAACCCATAATCATCAGGGTCGCCACGGAACTTGTATTCTCCTTGCTCCAATAATTTCTTAGTGCTGATCCAACCAAGCATCCAAACCTTTGAGTAGTCTTTTAGGACACGGACAAAATAATAGTAACCTGCCTGTGGCTTTTTGAGTTTAGGACAGTTTACAGAAGCTGTGTAATGTGGGAGGGGCTTACTGGTGCAAGTCTTGGATTTTATATCTATTGTCTTTTTGCCGATCTCATAATCGTGGCTAAAACAACGACCCCCCACATAAGTCGATTCCGGATAGAGTAACTCAAAAGCAATCTCGCCAAGGAAGCCCGTCATTCGCCCCCCGCCCTTGGTGAAGGAATTAGGTAAAACTCCCAACTTTTGGCTTCGTTCAAAAGCCTGCTTAACATTTTCAGAATTGGGTGTGAACGCAATGAACTTGCTACTCCGCTCCTTTGAAAACTGGCGAGGTAGCTTTCGTGCCATTACCAGAGATGTTTACATGCCCAATAGCGAGCAGTTGTCTTGTCCTTAGCGGTCTTACAATTATGTCGTGCTCTGAAGTTAGCACGGCGTTTAGGGTTCTTGTGCTTGGTAAAATCAGAATAATCACGGTGACCGTAAGACACCTTCTTAACTTTGTCCCCCTGTTTTCCAAGAACAACAAACTTCTTTTTGCTCCCTTTAGGGGCGCGTTTGGGTTTGTTAAAGCCAGCAAAGGTCTCCCCGTGGTATTGAATCCTCCCAGAAGGAAGACGCTTAAATCTTTTAGTAGCCACCTTTCATGCGCCTTTCTACAGCATCGCTATAAGACTCATTCTTCTTAGCCGCTTTTTTCTTCGGGGCTTTTTTCTTCGGGGCTTTTTTCTTCGGGGCTGAATGCCCATAACCCTTTTTCTTGAGCGCGAGATGTTGCTCGTAGGTTTTAGCGGCTACAGCTTTACCCGTCTTCGGGTGATACATATTGTGTGGTTTGAAGTCTGATTTTTTCATTGTTTTCTTCGGGTTGCCTTTAACAATGCTTTTCTTTCTGCGGCTGTGTATTTAGCTCTCTGTTTTCCTTTAGCAGATGCTTTTCTTTTTCGTCTAGTTCCCGCAGCATACTCTGCTGCTGTAAGTGATTTTATAGCTTTCTCTGGTAAATACCGTTCTCCAGTTTCAGATGACTTCTTGCCACTCTTGGTTCTCCACTTTTGCTTCGTCCACTTCTTCAAGGACTTCTGCGACTTCTTCAAGGCCATTATCGGTATCCTCCTCCTTTGGATTTGTATTCACGGGCCAGTATCTGTGCTTTACGTGCTGACCACTGCCCTGCCTTACCCCCTTTTGTGCCAGCCTTTATACGCTCAAAAAGACGCTTACGCATTGCTGGTTTTGTGTAATTACCCGCTTCGTTTACTCTGGATTTATTTTTCTTGGGCACTACCTAAAGTTGGTTTTTCTTTAAACCTTTTACTAAACCGCTCCCATGCAGGGAAAAATATTTCGTCCATACAGCGGACAATAGCTTCTTCCTCGTAGGACTCGCAGTAAGCTAGTCCTGAAATACCAAGAGCTGCGTGGAGCATCTCATGTCTTATGGTATCGTGCAGGTCTTTTCCTTTCAAGGTCTTATCTATCTCAATAACTTTTCTCCTGTGGGAGTAAGCCCCATAACAATCATCATCCCCCAGATCCCTGAACTTTATCAGGACACGGACCCCAGCCATCGTTATGCTTTTAGGAACATTAAGCATTTACAAATTGAGTTAAAGCTCTCGCGTAAACACCAGCCAGTTTACCTCGGTTACGGTTAATCATTTCCCACTCAGAAGAATTAGTCCCAAAAAAAGGTTCAGCAATTATGGCATAACAATAAGTCTCTCGCAAGAACGCAGAGCCTCTCTGTCTGGACACGCGAGGTTTGCTACCACGGGAAACCATATTTGGGTAAGTGTCTTCCATCTCTGAACGCATTGTTTCAGCAAGACGTTTGCCACCTTTACTGGAGTGCCAGTAAAGCCACTCATGTCCGTTGGCCGCAGGACTGGCGGCATTAAAATGCAACTCAACGGCTGCTTTAACGCCATCGCACCTCATCTTACGTGCCACATTTCTTATGGCCGCTGAGTAAGTGTTTAATTCGTAGTCAGAATAAATCTTAAAGTCTACGTCCAGTAACTGTCCAATTCTTCGGGCAATGTCTCTATTAAAGTCCCACTCACTGACGACATAAGAGCCTGTAGTGTAAGCCCCCTCATCACCTTTACGGCTATGCCCTACACAGATACCAATCATTTTTTGAGGATACGATAGAGTGAAGCCAGCCCCACAGCAATGCCCACGATGAGCGACCCCACCCGAAGCCAGTATTCAAACTGCTCCTGCATACTTGTGATCAGCCCGATGACGGGAGCGGCCATGCCAATCAGAGAATCAAATATTCGGGTGTTGATCATTTGTCGCTCCCAATAATAACCGCACGACGATATGAGTAGTCGCTGTGAAACTTGTGGTCTTCTCGCCCTACCAAACTACCCTCACAGAACTCATACGTTTTCCCCTCGATCAGAGTGATCGTCGGCGGATCGTACAAGGCGCTTGCGTTCGCGGTCGATGCGTTGGGCAACTCGTTCCATGAGCAACTTGCTAGCGGGATCACCAATAGATGCGAGAGCATCAAGACGATCTTCCAAGGCGTCGAGATGTCTGTCTCTTTGCAGTCGCACATATTCAACATAGGCTTGAAGAGCAGCAGTTAGTAACTGGAAGAAAGCCTTCACTTAGACTTCGCCTTACCCACATTCAGGGCGAGCCAGCTAATGACGCCCGAAATGCGCTGCACCCACTTATTGTCCGACTCGTTCGGTGTCATGGTTGCGATAAGAGATGCTACAGCAATTACGCTGGCTGCGATTTGCAAAAGTTGCTCTGCGTTCTCGGTAATGTATTGGATCATTTAGTCGGGGGTTAGTTTAAATTACATCATGTTCGCAGTGTAGGCTCCTACACCAGATGGATCAAATTGAACGGTTGGCTTGGCCGCACCACGGTGGGCGTCAAGTTGTTCGTCCAAGAGGGCGCGGCACACACCCCAATGATAATTTGCGCGTTCTAAGTCTGCGCTTTCTTCAGCTATGTTGCCAAGCATGGCGTGCTTAATTGCATTAAGACTTGATGGGTAAACAATGTCGTCGCTATCAAGTAGCTTTTTGAATTTTCGTTTAAGCAGCAACCGCATGGTTACTGTTTGATTGTTATCGTTAGCGATACGAAACCGTCTATAGCGAGCAACTTGATTTGGCTCACGGACAGTGGCTAAGTGGGTAGCTTGGAAGTGGTAGATTTTACTGGTGGCGGCTCCAGAACTTGTCCATGTCTCGCTATCAGTTGACCGATACAAATATATTTTATTGTCCTCCGTATCTACACCAGTAACACGATACAGAGTATTGCCGTCATTATCGAGGTCTTGACTGCCCGGTGAAGATGTATTCCAACCTGCGAAAGTTATGATATCACCTACTCTAACATTAGATGCATCCGTAACGGGAACTGTGATTACAGTGCCTGATTGAACAATCGTGGTGCCACTCAGGGTTAATTGAATATCACTAAGAGTAAGTCCAGAGGAAGGGATGGCTACAACATCTACATCGGCTGAAAGATCAGTTGTCCCAGACTTCACTGCCTTGACATCTAGTATGTCTGTATCTGTCCCCTCAATAACAGCCGCACCATTCATGGTAAAGGTTGCTGTTTTATCGCCAGCCGCAACATTGTAATCAACATCAATAGTCCTGCCTGACAAAGCTGACGGTAGTGCTGTGTCAGGAAAAACAGGTAGCATCAGCAATTTATAGCCATCATAAGATGTAGACGAATCAAGCTCGTTGATCGTAGCGACGTATCCATCGTCTACGATCCCAAAAGACTCCAAGGTGCTACCGTCATCATTGCGCCCTAAAATCCTGTAATCATGGAATTGTGCGTGAACTTTTTCAGGGTCGTCATCAACAAGAGCTGACACAATGGACTCAGCGTGGTCGGGCAGTGTGAACGTCCCGTCTGTTGTGCTGATAGTGAATTCAAAAACCAGATCACGCCAAAGCCCCATATTATAAAGGCGGGGCAGGGCCATATTCAATTCTTTAAGGAATTGTGCGGAGTTTGCACCCCTAGAACCACAAGTCTCTTTGAGGGCGTCTTCCACTCCATTTACGGTCAGCGTGGCCATAACCCAATATACCAAATATCATTTAAGTGGTCAAGAATCGGGGAGGGAGAGGAATTGAATAATCGGGGTCTTTTGCGTCTTCCTGTGCTTTTATACGCAACGATAAATCTAGCGGCTCATTTACGTGCAACCTTACAGGCATGGTCTCGTAGCCGTTATCCCGCAAAACCATAGCTCGATGCCTGCCATCGTGATGGCACACTCTGTAAAATTCAGAAGAAACTTTCTGCAATCTAAAGAAAGGGATGTCACAAAATGACCCCCCCTGATTAAACACACGCCGTGCTACATAGTTAGGTTCTCTGTTTAGGAAGGAAGCCAAACGGAGAAAATCATTTGGAGAAAATGAAAACAAACTAGGTGGGTGAATAAACAACCCAGACAGAAATAAACTACGTGAACACTTCACTACGAATTGCAGGCATGGCCCCCATCCCGCCTCAAAAGGAATATAGACCAGAACACATCTGACGAATGATTTTGTATGATTTCTTCGTCCTCATTTACGGTCCCTAATTTAACACGGTAAGTCCCTACTTTTTGGGCTTCGGTAGGACAATGATTTCCTGTTGTAGTATCTGTTCTATCAAACGCAGTTAAAGAGCTTGATGCGGACACGGCATCCAACTTGTCCTCGGCGGGGGTAGCTCCAACTTGCACCCAACAAGCATCTACACGGTTTGCCGGATCGTGCGAGGCACCATCGTCTACGGCGTCAAGATCCGTAGTCCAGTAAAGATATACATCCCCATACGCGCCCAGCTCATGGTATTTTGTATTTAACCCTGCAACCATAGAAGCTCCACCTGCGGAACCTATCGTGGGGACTCTTACATTTAGACCTTCAATTTCGGTCTGCCCCGCTCCCTCAAGAGTGGGAGTGTCGTCGGAATCCGATACCGAAGAAAGCTGCACTATAAGTGTATCAATCCTCCAAAGCAACTGCCCGTAAGCAACCTTCGCCCCGCCGTCACCGTGCATCAACGCAAACGCATGAGGGCGGTGCAGGATCTCAGGATTTTCAGGAGGGTTCGTTCCGGCATCAAAATTCCCAATGACAGACCCATCAGGGTGGGGGCCTGTCGGTATTGGCCTTTGCAGCGCATCAAAAGAAGCAGTGAGGTCGGGTTGGAAATCCTGCGCCATTAAGCTGGGTGGTAAACTTCAATAAGTTCCAACAAGTAGCCACCCCTAAAGGGCTTCTGAGTTACAGAACCAATAAAAGGATTAGCAAGGTTCCCCCAATCAGTAGGAGAGGACGCCTTACACCACGGTTTTGGGAAGGCGTAATCTCCTAGTTTATAGGTCGGGTGTTCCGTGCCAATAAAGTCAATAAGAGTGATTGCCTCTGTAAGAACATTACTAACACTAACATTGTATTGAACCCCTCGGTATGTAGCACTAGCTGTTTTAAATATAACAGGGTCGGGTAGGTTTAATCCTGAGAATATAGTTTTTGACCATATCTGCCGAACTCTCATTTTAGTCGGACCACTAAAACCATCCTTGCCATCCTTCATACGCACAGTCACCGTGGTTTGGCTTGCCCCATCTTTTCTATTAGCGGTGTTGAAGTGCAAGCCGTCAACAACGGCAGGCCAAGTAAAGTTCTCCCATGTGTTATAATCCCTGATAACTTTGCCCCCAAGGTGCGTGGTCAATCCTAACTGTGGTATGACATCCTGAATAGTAACCTGCCACCAGTCGTGGCTTAGTTGCTGGCATTCAATATTCTGACCAGCGGCAGTCAGGCCCCACCTATCATCAGCATCCCAATTCTCGGACCCTGCTGTGGTTACAATATCATTAGCGGTTACAAAAGTTGCCTCACCCCTGTAGATAAGTTTTATGACCGTTTTAAGAATACCGCCAGTGGCGTCATCTAACTTCTGCGTAACTATATCAATACGTCTAAAGTAGACACGCTGCTCAACAACAAACAAGCCGTCAAGTTCCTGATCCCCAATGCGCTTCTGTTGTCGCGTCATCAGGATGTAATTGACGGATGTTTCATCTTCGTCAGTGGCTCCGTAAGAACGCAAATCTCTGTTGTATAGAACCGCGTTGTCCGCAGAGAACTGGTTCAGCGGATCTGGCATGGGGTCACCCGCTTGATACTCCCCATCAACATCTGAAAAGTCAGACCGCAGGGTAACATAGGTCCGAACAACAGTGTCGTATTTATTCCCCCCTAAGTCCGCTTGGCTGAACTCAAAATTGTAATCGTCTTGGTGGTTGCGCTCTGCGGCGTAGTAGTATTGAAAGAACAAACCATTAGGGTCGGCTTGTTTAACGTGGCACAACTTGTGGTTGGGGAACTTTTCCGTGTCGGGGTGAGCCGTTCCGTATTGTGGGTGTGCTTTATAGACGACAGTGTTTGCTGATTGGACGGCAGCATCACCCCAAGTGCTGATCGAACCTGTGCCACGGACAAAGTATTTGAACCAGTTTGTGTCCTTATCTCTTATCTCAAAAGTTCCATTTGGGTTTAAGCCGTTACTGCCATCGGGGGCGTTCTCAACCGTGACCACATCCCCTTTCTCATAACCGTGAGCCGTAGAAGTCACTTGAACAAGGAACCCAGATTCATGGTAGTCTCCGTCATAGGTGCCATCAGCGGTGACCTCAACCGCCTGCGTAGCGGACGAAATAGCAATTACCGTTTTACCTCCCCCAGCCCCAATGGTCTTTGCGTCAACCGTTTCGTAGAACAGCAGGTCCGCAACGCTTGGCGATACAAACGAGAGGACGCTCTGGCGTTCTGGTGAAGGCTGGTTGCGTTGGATGGGCATGGTTCACTAATCGGGGTTGGGTGGGGTCTAGGAGTAGAAGTCTCGTATATTAGTAACGATGGCGGTGTGGTCCGCGTCCGAGAGAGCTGGAGTGATTA